CCAAAGATATAGATTTTAGAGATCATGAAATGGATAAGGAAGATAATTCTATAGATAATTTATTGGAGAATGAAATTAAAAATAGAAATTATGAAATGTATAATATAGAAACAACTGATATAAGAACACAAATAAAAAATGAACTACAAAAGAAAAATGAGAATACATATGAATATATATATGAAAATAAATATAATATTGAAAATGATGAAGAAAAAGATGAAGATATAAATACTATTCCTATAAAAGATGATGAAATTGTATATAATAAATATACTTATATAGAAACACCTAAATTTGAATTAGAGAAGATAGGTGATGATATAAATAATGAAATTAAGTCTATATTAAAAAAAAAGACAAATAGTAAAATTTTAAATGATATACATAATTCAAATGAGAAAGAAGAATTAAAAATAAAGAGAGAAAAAAATATTGAGATAGATAATAACTATATTAATGTAGAAAATAATATAAAAATTGATGATGATATATCAAAATATTATAATACATATACTATATCAAAAGTATCAATAGATAAGGAATATTATAATAATTTACTGAAATATATAAAAGAATATTATGGAGAGATAAATAATATAATTATTAATCATATTCTATATACATGTAAAGAAACAATAATAGATAATAAATATAATTATATACATGTTATGAAAAATGTAAATGATATATATGATAAAACAATGTTTATACTTGATATAAATAAAAATGAAATTATATCATATAATAATAAATTTAACAAACCATTAACTAGTTTATTAAATAATTCATTAGATGATTTGATGGAATTTTATATATTATATCCTAAAAATGATACATTCGATAGTATAGATTATATTAATACTATAACTAATCTCTCTATAACATATATAATGGAAACTAAATAGATGTTTTATTCTTCATTTTTATCTGTTTTATTGTTAAGTTTAGATGAAATATCATTTATGTTCGGAATATTTTCGTTAAATTGTTCATTTATTTGATTGTCTTCTATATTTGTTTGATTGTCTTCTATATTTGTTTGATTGTCTTCTATGTTTGTTTGATTGTCTTCTATGTTTGGTTCATTAGATGATTGTTTAATGGTTCTTGTATTTTGTTGAATACATTGAATATTATCATTATAGGATTCTTTATTAAAATTACAATCAAATGAAGAAGATATTAGTTTTTCTAAGTAGAAAATATTTATTTTATTTTTTCTATTACCATTATTATATATAATAATATCGGTTGATAATGGAATATTATTTTTGTCGTTATTAGTTATATTATTCGTATGATTATATAAATATAAATATACATGTACTTTTTTATCGTTGTCGTTTATAAAATTTTCATGTGAATTGATGCGACGTGCACGTCCGATAATTTGTTTAATAATAGAAAAATTCCAAAATGGTTCAATAATATGAACATAGTTAATATTTTTAAAACTGATACCTTCTGCTGATTTTTTTGATATAAGAACAGTATTAATATTATTTTGCATTTTCTTAAAAAATATATTAAAAAAAGTAGTAACTTTTATTGAAATAGTAGAATCCTTACTTTTTATTTCAGTGTTTAATATATTTTTATATTCATCGTTTAATGAATTATTGTCTGTTTTAATATTTTGAAAAAGTTTTATCATTTCTTCGACAAAAGAAGATGATCCAATTTTTTGTGTGTAATTATCAACATTTTCATTTTTTATTAAATTAATAAGTTTATTTTTTTGTGAAATATTTTTTAATTGTTTTTCGTTAGTATTATCTAATATTTGTGATATATTGTCGTCTTGTTCATTATATAATGATACAAACATTTTGTTCTTCAGAAAATCTATACCATTAATATATGTATCTATATCAATTGATTTATCATTAGTAACATCTTTGGAGTATGTAATATATAAATCTAAACACTTTTTAATGAATGTAGAATTATATGGATTAAATTCATTATAATTATTTATTAATAATATATTTCTTATCATATTTAGTCCTTCATTATTTACAAAAAAACTATAAACAAGATGAATTTTGGAACTATCTTTTTGTAATAATTTTAAAAGAGTATAATATTTACATGAATAATTATAAAGATTATCTAATTGTAATTCATTTGAATAAAATTCATGTTTATTATATTCATCCGAATTTTTATATTTATCAGAAGTATTATTTCGATTTACAATACAATCAGATATTTCTTTATCTATAATAATCTTATTATTTTTATTATTTGTATTTTTAGTAGATAAATTTGGTACTTTTTTCTCAGATTGTTGAATTGATTTTTTTGGAGTTATAGGTTCTGGATTTTGATTTGGTTCCCCTTGCTCCGACTGAATATCTTGATTTGGAGTGTCTTGTTCAGGAGTTTCTAGATTTTGGATTTGGGTTTGGTCTTGGTTTTCTGGATTTTGATTTGATTTCTCTTGCTCCAACTGAATATTTTGATTTGGTTCCCCTTGCTCCGACTGAATATCTTGATTTGGAGTGTCTTGTTCGGGAGTGTCTTGTTCAGGAGTGTCTGTATTTTGATTTGGTTCCCCTTGCTCCGACTGAGTATTTTGATTTGGTTCCCCTTGCTCCGACTGAGTATTTTGATTTGGTTCCCCTTGCTCCGACTGAATATTTTTATTTAGAGTGTCTTGTTCGGGAGTGTCTTGTTCAGGATTTTTTTGTTGTTGGATTGATTTTTGTGTAATTCTACGTGTAACATTTTTTTTAGAACTTGTATTATTGGATTTACTATTTGCTATATTTTTTTGTCTACGTGTATTTTTTTTTGATTTATTTAATTCGGATAATAATTGAAGTTTAGATTTTCTTGAAAATCCAGTTGATTTAGATGAAATAGGTGGTGTAGGTTGTATGGGTTTATTAGACCCACCTTTTTTACTGAATGACTTATTTAGTTGATATGGATCATTTTGTTTAATATTATTAATACTATATACTGGATATACAAAATTAGACGCAAGTCTAGTAAATATTTTATATAAATTATCCTGTGACCTTTTATCGTTTTTAAAAATATTATATGTTGAATTAGACTTAGTACCTTTTTCTTGTTCTAACATTTGTTCATAAATAATAGATTGTTGACTCTTATTTGAAATAAGTAGTTTTTCTACTTGTATAGAATTATCATAATTAGATTCTATGATTATATTTTCATCGAGTTCTAATTCATTTAGTTCTAATATTGAAGTATCAAATGAAGGCATATTTTGTTTACTATCTCCATAATATGAAATCATATTACCAATATTTATATGTTTATAGGTATTGAATACATCAGGATTTATAATACTACGAATAGTAGAGTCTAATTTATTATCGTATGTATTATCAGACTCAATTTTAGTAAATTTATCTCTTAAATCATTTATATGTTTTGTTGAATCATTAAATAATGTATCAGATTTTTTTTCTAGTGTAACTTTTGAATTTTTAATTATATTTTTAATCAAATTGAAATATTGTTCGTAATCTATTTTAGTATTTGATATTTTTTTATGTAATTTATATTCATGTCTATATAAAATAGTATTTTGATTATTTATAGATTCGTTATTTATTTCATACGATATATTATTTTTTTTTAAAGTAGAATTTAAATCTATATTATTATTTATAAAATAATCACTTGTTTTATATAAACGTAATTCAAGAGTATTATTATTATTTACAATTTCAATAGACTTTGTATTTTTAATAATTGTATTATCTGTATCTAATTCTTTTATTTTTTTTATGATATTTTCTACATATTTATTATAATCAAATTCATTAATTTCAAAAATATTTTTTGTTTCAATATCATTTAATAAATTTAATTCAGAATTTATAAGTATATTAACATAAGAATGACATCCATATAATAAATTAATTATAATTAATAATTCATATGGATAATTAATAATTGGAGTTCCACTTAAAAAAATAAGTTTACTATTTTTTGAATTACATATTAAATTATATAATTTAAATATACTATCAGTATTTATATTATTTGTATTTCCTAATATACTATTTGAAATTTGTAAAGCTAAATTATGTATTTCATCTATAATTATAATAGAATTATCTAGTGAATTTGTTTCATTTGAATCACTTGGAATTAATTTTTTTTCATAATCTTTACTATTATAATTTATATATTTAATAAAGTCATCCGATAATTTATTATCATTTTTATATTCTTTTATCTTTTTACCACAAAATGATAATTCGTTTTTATAATTATCTCGTAAAGATGCCGGTGTAAATACATACATATGTTTGTATATTGAATTTAAATCTATTTCAATATCAGAATTAATATTTGATAATTCATCAAGTATATTTTGTAATATTGATTCTATTGTAGTAATAGAAGTACATGATTTACCTGAACCTAATCCATGGAATAATAATATTCCTCGTGTATCTAATTGTATCATATATTCTTTTATAATTTTTTGATGTTCTTTTAATGTAAATTCATTTAGATTAATCATATGATAATGTTTCTTTAAAAATGAAATAAAATCGCTTTTTATATTTGATGTATCGAATAAATTCGTTTTATCATAAATATTATCAAATAATAATGTGTTACTCTTATCCATTATATTATATTCTTTTGATATTAAATAATATGATTATACATTTTAATTTATAATATGTTATATACTTGATTCAATAGAATATTTACATTTTGAACAGTATTTTTTAAAATAACTTTTAAATATATGTTGTCTATGATTTTTTGAATATTTGAAACATTTTGATTTACATTCGATACATGTATTAGGTCCGTTATGATATTTTTCATTATGAATATATTCTATATTAATTTTATGATCATATATAAATGAACCAACAATACAAAAATCTTCATAAATAAGATATGGTATTTTTGTATATTTTTGATAGGCTAGTATATATTCATTATCTAAATATGTAGATAACATTAACAATTTTTTATTGTTTTCAATATTATCTATATTTTTATAATATAAATGAATAATCATACCGTTTGATATAATTTGATTATTTATTCTAAAAATAGGTTTTTTATTAGAAAACCATACATTAATTTGAATTTGTTTTAATAAATTTATTATAGTATTTTTACCTGTATTTGTTTTTATTTGTTTATTAGAACTATCCACATCATCCACATCATCCACATCATCCTTGATATTATAAAATGACAATAATGATGAATTGTCTATATAATTCATAACTTTCATAATATATTTATTCATATCATAATTTATATTTGTATTAATAAATAAATATAATCAATTTTATTATTAATGCATTAAGGTGTATCTATGTGTATATTAGATGATGGTATTAAATATTCAAATATAGTATTTATTACTGATGATGATATTTTTCTTTGTGAATTTGTCTTTGTATTATATTTTATATCATTTAAACACGTATTATCTTTTTTCATCGTTTCTAATAAATTATCAAAATATGTAAATTTTTCCATAATAGAAGATGATATAGCATCACTTATACCAGGTAATTGATTTAATAAAATAATCCCAATGTTATCAGGTGTTATATTATCTTTTTTTGTTTTCTTTATACAAGATGTATAATTACTGCTATTAAATACATCATGATTACCATGATAATATCCTAATTTATTCTTTTCTCTGGAAACCTTTTCAGTAATACGTAATATATATTCAGCAGTTTCGTATATACTCATTGTTCTCATAACAGAAAATCCCTTGAAATATTGCAATACAATCATAGAAGAATAAATAGCACCAGGTTTGACACGATGAAATCTACTATTTAATAATTTAATATCACCTTCTAATAAATAACAAATATTATGATTTGGAATATGATAATGACCAAGACGGAGAGATTGTTCTTTATATCTACCATCAACAATACTTGCCGCAAGATCAGTAATTGTTTTTCGTTCAATAAGTATAATCTCTCCATTTAATATATCAGAACAATTGGTTACATTTATATCATCTGATGTAATCATAACATCACCTAATTCCAATGAATTTGTTTCAATACAAATAGATTTAAATTTTTCGTCTTTTTTTTGAATATTTAACATTTCATCATATAATCTCTTCTCACGTATATCAATTAAAATTTTCATAATTAAATATATCTATATTCCATTATAATATAGTATTTAAATAACTATTTTTAAACATATTTAAAGTTAGTAAATTATATATTAATATTGAATATGTCAGATGAACTAAGTAATATACGAAAAAGGAATGTAATAGATGAAAATGAAAATGAAAATGAAAATGAAGATGAAAATGAAGATGAAAATGAAGATGAAAATGAAAATGAAAATGAAGATGAAAATGAAAATTATGTAATTTATTCACCTTATGATCCAGAATTATACGATCTGACCAGAGGAGAACTAAAATGTGTAATTATAAGTAATATATGTGTAATATTTTTGTATTTATGTATTATTACGTATATTATTTATACAACTGAATGATGTATATATAGTAATTATGATGAAGATATTAATATAAAATTGATATAAAAATATATAATTATTATTATTATATTATTAATAACTGTGTATTGAAACATGGATGAAACATTAGTATTTTCACCATATAATCCTGTGAATAGAGAGATAACAGAGAAAGAGGTTATGAGTATATTGAAACAATATGGATTACCTATTCAAACAGTATATAATATGGAATTATTTAAAAGAGCATTTATTCATAAATCATATGTAAAACGTAGTCAACAAGAAAATGAAATGAATAATATTATTATAAGTGAATGTCCTGTAGATTCAATACCATTAAAAACAAAGTCTAATGAACGATTGGAATTTTTAGGAGATAGTGTATTAGAAAATATTGTAAGATTTTATATATACAAAAGATTTCCAAAAGAAAATGAAGGTTTTATGACTGAAAAGAAAATTAAAATTGTTCAAAATGAAAATATAGGTAAATTAGCAAAATATATAGGATTAGATAAATGGTTTATTATGTCTAAACATGCTGAAGAAAAGGGAACAAGAAATAATTTAAAGAAATTAGGTTGTTTATTTGAGGCATTTATAGGATCAATATTTTTAACGTATAATAAATTAGAAGTGAAAGATGAACATAATTGGTATAAGACATTTACATCTGGTCCAGGATATCAGATGGCAGAAATTTTTGTAGTAAATGTATTAGAAAAACATATAGATTGGGTAGAAATGATAGAAGAGGATAATAATTATAAAAATATATTACAAGTAAAAATCCAGAAGGAATTTAAAGTTACACCTAAATATATAATACACGAAGAAAATGATGATGGATATCATATGGGTGTATATTTGGTAATTAATCATGACAACGAAATTTTAGATAAAAATAAAGCAGGAAATATAAATGAATTAAAGAAGTTTCTAACAAAATGGTATAAATATGAACATGATGTTATTTCTTATAAAGAAAATTTAGATATGTCTAATAATACATTTAATACAATTGAAATAGAAATGCCTCAAATATTTATATTACTTGCTACTGGTATTCATAAAATAAAAAAGAAAGCAGAACAATTAGCATCATTAACAGCAATAAATGAAATAAATAAAATTATAGAGTAATATAATTATTATAGAATATTTATTCATTTGGAAATATTGAATAGAATTGATTAAATTTTATTGTTTTATAAAATAGTGTATTATATTATTTTATGAAACAATTTATTATGGTTTGTTAATTATATAGAATTTTTATTATGTAGTATTTTGATTAATTTGATTTTGTTCTTTTTGTTCATCAAGTAGCATAACTGCCATAGCGGCATAATTATGCAAATCCATTAATGTATCACGTAATGTTTCATCTTTAACCAGATTTATACCATTATTAGAAACTGAAATAAATCTTTGCATTTTATCTTCCATTCGTATCATTAAACCGACAATACCATGTTTAGCAAATGCATCACCATAATCTTTATTTTTTCTTTTAAAAACTTCTAATGTATCAGTATGAACTTTAATCATTTGATTCACTCTTTTTGTAGTTTGATCAACAGATGTATTAACATGATTATTTTCACTCATGATAATAAATTATATAATATGTATCCTATAGATATATGTTTAAATAGATTACGAAATATTTCCAAATGAATCATAACGAATACTTGATATTGTACTAAATGGTTTATCTTGAATTGATGCTGGTTTTCCACCATGTTTTTTTAAATACTTATGTTTTGAGTGTTTATATTTTTTTGAATGTTTTCTTGAATATTTTCTTGAATTAATATTTCGTGATCTATGTAATCGATTAGTATTTCGACGTAATCTTGATTTCCTTGATTTTCTTTTTTTATATGATTTAGATTTAGATTTAGATTTATAATTCATTTAAACTATATCTATTATTTAATTATAAAATAAAATAATCAAATAATAAAATGATTACACACGACTCCATTTTGTTTTATTAAATGGAGCTAATAAAATATCAGGTACTTTTGTTCTATAATAATCAACTTTTTTATCTAATTCTATTTCTTCTTTAGATTTAGGATACAATGATTGTGAATTCATAAGTTGACTTTCTGTCGATGTAATATTTGGTTTATATCCAAAACAATTTACACCAAATTTCATATTAGGATTATCAATATATCCACCATTAATACCTGGTCGTCCACAATCATGTTCATGACCTTTTATTTTCTGTAACTTTTCATATGTTTCTTCCTGAGTAGGAAACAAAGCCATTTGTTCTTTTGACCATCCATAACTACACCATTCACCCCCTTTTTCATGCGATTTTTTTATTTGATTATATGATGCTAGTTCAGAATTATATGCTTTACATATAGCCTTTGCATCAGAATATGTATATGTATTTTTTGGAATATGAAACACTTCTTTTTCAGGTGGTTTATATACATTTTTTTTTATTTTATCAGTTGTTATTTCAATATCTACTTTTGGATGTAAACTAAACAAATCTCTAACAGCAGTTTTTATATCCAATGATAAAAATAATTGCATACCATTTATAAATATAAGAAATAATAGCATACCCCATAATAATATTTCTAATACTAAAATACCTTTATTTTTTTTAATAACATTTTTAGAAATATTTGAACCAATTTTTTTTCCTGATGTATTTGCTATATATCCAGTTGTAGAACCAACTGAAGCTACAAGATTTCTACCCAGTGATTTAAATACTAAATAGTAAATAAAAAAGATAACTATTACGATAAATAATATTAATGGATTATGTTTTGTTACATATGATAATATATGATCAAATGACATTTGTGATGTAGTTTTAACATCTATATTCATAGTATTAAAATTATATTATTAATATAGTATCATATCTTTTTTTTTCTATAAAATAGACAATAAGACATTCTTGTTACTATATCATTTTTATTAATAAGTTGTATTTTATTATCATTAAAATGATACCATTTATCACTAAGTTTAGGTCGAATAAATGATGTATAATGACCACCCATTATTGTTCCTGAATGATTACATACTGCAAATAAATCATATTTATAATCATTTTTATTATATCCATCCACATATTTAGATAAATTTAAATTATCTAATGGAAAATCAATTACTGAATTATTTTTTCTTAATTGATTATCAAATCGTTTGAAATTAATACATATTACATCTGGAAAATTAAAAAAAACCATATCCTTCTCTACTTCTTCATATGTTTTTGTTTTGTCATTGTACCATTTATTATCATCAATCATCTTCTCTTTATCTATAAACAAATCAAAACAATCGTATATATTTACTCTTTCTAGTTTAGGTATAGGTAAATGAATAATAAAATATGGTTCTGAAATAATTTTTATTATATTATTTGTATTCATTTCATAAATACGTGTAATATTAATTCCATAAAAAGTATTCAAAATTTCTGAATATTCTTTTTCATATAATGTTTTTATTGTACTATATGCATTTATAGCTATATCATCTGTACTATTTACTGATTTACCCTTTATATTCATTTCAACTGGTCTTTTCATAGCATCATGAAAAGATTCTATCATAAACATTACAAATTCAGGTAGATCATTTTGTGCATATCCAGTAAATATCTCTCTATTTTTTTTTCTTGCTAATTTATGAATATTAAACAGAAATTTTTTAGGAGCAACCACACAATTTTCATTCCATAATATTTCTTTTAATTCTATCCATTCATTTATTAATTCCGAGTCTTGTTCATTTTTAATATATTTTTTATTAAAATATTTATCTAATTCATCCATGTGCGAAAAACATTGTAATGCACTATTCATAAAACATGTATTACCTAAATTATGTAATCCTGATATACCTTTATCTACTATATTAGACATAATATACTCTTACAATTATATAATTATATATTTAAATATTTAATTAATATATATATAATTACAGTTAATATATCCATAATATTAATATTAATATTAATATGATTATTATGGATATAAATGAAAGATAATATATATAATTAAAATAATATAATATTTATTACATATGTCCCATTATACAAATTATGAAAGACTTTTATTAAATACATTAGAATATTCACATAATAATTCATTAGATAATATAGTATTACTACGACGATATGATGAAACAATTAAAGATATAATACAATTATATTCATACTTTCAACAAAATTTAACATCATCAATTCAATATGAAAGACAGATCTGTAATGAACTTATAACTCTCCGTAGAAGTCAGTATAATTCAACATCAAATAACCCATACAGATCATATTCATCTATATTTAGAAATAATATTTTTTCACGACCTACATCATCAACATCAACATCAACATCAACATCAACACCAACACCAACATCAACATCAACACCAACACCAACATCAACATCAACATCAACATCAACACCAACATCAACATCAACATCAACATCAACATCAACATCAACATCAACATCAACATCAACATCAACATCAACATCAACATCAACATCAACATCAATCAATAGAAGATTATATCCTTTGAATTTGAATAGATTACCACATATTAGACCATTAGATAATATTAGAACTACATCCAATATCAGAAATGAAAGAATACCGTTATTTACCAGAACAAACAACATATTTAGTGTAAATGATAATTTGAATTTAAATACATCCACGTCGGGAATTTCAAGTTCGGGTTCGTCTACTACAAATAATATAACAAATATTATAAATAATACAATTGAAAATATAATTCGTAATTTATCATCAAATGATTTATCTAATAATAGGATTGAATATTTAATTGAAACATATCCATATGATTTAAGTTCATCTAATATATATAATAGAAGAAATGGAAGAAATGGAAGAAATGGAAGAAGTAATTTTTTTGATCCTGTTCCTGTAGTTCCTACAGAAATACAAATAGATGATGCTACTGAAATAATAGAATATAATTCAAATACTATACAACAAACTACTGATCCAATAGACCAAATAGATTTTTCAGATAATGAATTAATAATTCGTATAAAACAATGTGGACACTGTTTTCGTTCAGTTAATATTCGTTCATGGTTTCGTAATAGTGTAAGATGTCCATTATGTAGAATAGATATACGAGATTATAATCAAAACAATAGTGAAAATGATACATATATAGATAATAATATACCTATTACACCAAGACATATATTTAGACCACCAAGTCATATGAATAGTGAACGATATACAAATATAAGAAGACAACTATTTCAATCAAATGATAATAATGAAGATAATAATAATGATGATTTAAATGAAGATAATATTGATGATTATATAAGTGATGATTTAAATGAAGATAATATTAATAATCAAAATCAAAATGTAATAAATGATTTATTAAATTATAATTATAATTATGATAGTGATGATTTACCTGAAGAATTATAATTAAATATATTTAAATGTATGTAAAAAGGTTATATTATATATGATAATATGATTAATATATATAATAAAATTACTAATTTATTAAATGATACAATTTCAAATGTATGTACTTATTCAAAAAAAGGAGTAATATTTATTTCATCTATATTGTTGTCTAAATATACATCTATTATAAATAATAAAAGATGTAATACAATTATTTTCAGAATAATTCATTTTATTTCCATTTATTTTTTATGGGTATGTATTCATAATATTTCATCTAATTTATATACATATTTTTGTGCACATTTATCCATTTATGGAATATTTCAATCCATGTTTATAAGTCAATCTCCACATTGTAGAATTTTACATTTTATTTCATATACTGGCGTGGATATTATATATTCTATGTGGATTTCATTATCAGTATGGATGTCATCAAAGATAATATCCTATTTTCCAAATGCTTTAACTAAATATTCAAATAATGATATATTACCAATGTATAAATTAAATAGATGATGATATAGTTTTTATTTATATTATTGAATTCTAATTTTAATTTTGAATTCTAATTTGTTTTCCATTTGTTGTAGTATAAATATCAATATCAGAAGATTAAGTACTTTCAGGGGTGTTTCCAATATCAATTATTGCTTGATCTTGGGTCATATCTTGTCTATTAGGACCTCTATTTACTAAAATATTTCCATTGTCATCTTTCTTAGCAACTCTTTTACCATTCGAGTCTTTTGTCCAAGATATACTATATCCCCATCCATCATTCACGTTTTTATTTAAAAATGGGTCATCTTCAGATGATTTATATTTTGTAAGAACATAAGCAGGTAAATCATTTGTAGCTGGGTCAGAATTCAACATATTATTTTTATATTTATTTTTAACATCAGCTTGAGTTCTACTAAAATCAATACCACCCCAATTTGGATCCATTGCATTATCACTTATGTATTCTTTAGAATGGAACATTTTATCAAGTGGAGTATATAAACCATTATTATGACCTTTATCATCATATGATGGCATACTACCTTGATTAAATGCAGCATTTACAAGTTTACTTTCTACTCTAATATTAGGTTTATGGAACATCATTGAAGCATCACGATCATCAGGAGAAGGATATATATGATACTTACCTTTACCATCTGCAGAATAAACATGTTGTAAATATAATAATGGACAATGCTTTCCTATACTGCGTTGATATTTGATATATTCGGTATATTCGTCTAAATTATGAAATATAATAGGATTTTTTCCAGGTATTTCAGGTTGTGATTTATTAAATAAATATAACATATTATCTTTTTCAACGAGAATATTAGGACATTTTTTATTATTGTGTTGTGATTGAATATTAAATGTTTCATATACATCAGATGTGGATACATGTGTAACAAAATATAATCCAATTAGAAAAACTGTTATAGATAATATTATATTAATTTTATCATATTGAATTAAATTATATACCATTTTAAATACTATTCTTATATGATATGTAGAATATTATTTTATTATAGTAGATTATTATATAATTAATAATATATAATGAATTCAGAAGATTATAAATCTATAAGTAAATCAGATTTGATGAATATATTACAAAAACATACACCTGTTATTGTGTTAGTTTATAAAAATTATTGTGGTTATTGTAAAAACATGAAACCAGAATGGGAATCTTTTTTAAAAAAAAATAATCAACATGGCGATAAAATAGATAATAAAGATTATGAAATAGTTCAAGTTGATGGAGATGAATATAATGAATTATATAATAATACAAATAATAATGGATATAATGGAGATTTAAATAATAATAACAATATTAATAATGATAATATTAATTTACCAACAATTCAATCATATCCTACTGTATTTTCAAATAATAATAATAATGTTGATATATTATCAAATGAAAATGAACGTTCTGTAAATACATTTCAGGATTTTTTAAATACAACATTAAAACCTTTACATTATAAATCGATAGAAGATGATCGAGGAATAGGTAGAGGTAGAGGTAGAGGTAGAGGTAGAGGTAGAGGTAGAGGTAGAGGAATGGGTAGAGGAATGGGTAGAGATAGAGGAATAGGTAGAGATAGAGGTAATATAGTATATAATTTGAATGGGGGTAGAACATATTCAAAAAAAGGTAAAAAATCAAAAAAAAATAAAAAAATGTCTAGAAATAGAAGAAATTTAAAAAAAAGAAAGACATATAGAAGAAAAGGTAAATAGTTAAATAATATTATTAATAAATATATAATATAAAATTGAATTAAAATGTAGTGAATAATGATATATAAATAGAACAAATGAATTTAAATAAAAACACAAGTGAGTGTAAATTATTAGATTTTACTATAAATGATGAAGATACATTATTTGAAGATGAAGAAATTAATGATACTTCATCTTCAAATGATGAAGAAATATTAGAAGAAGGTAGTGATGAAGAAAAATCATATGAATATAAAAAAAAATGTAAAATAACTATGTTTGGAATAGATGAAAATCGTAATACTTATTGTTTACATGTTCATCATTATAAACCATTTTTCTATTTAAAAATAAATTATAATAAATCAATCACAAAGAAAATAATAAATACAATTGAAAAATATATACATAATAAGGTAGGTGATTATTATAATAATTCTATATATAAATGTGAATATGTAAAGAGAAATACTTTATATATATTCGATAATAAAAAGGAATATTCATTTATAAAAATATCATTTCATAATATTGCTGGATTTTGTAAAGTTCGTAAATTATTTGTAAAAGAAAACAAAATTCAAACTAAAGAATCTATTATACAAGATAAAACACAAAATATTAATGATGTTGAATATATATTAGAAGAAGAATTTGATGAAGAACATTTTTCAAATAAAAATAGAACATATCATACAATAGAATTACAGGAAATAAAAGGTATAAGTTTAGAATTATATGAAGCAACATTACCACCATTATTAAGATTTTTCCATGAAATGAATATAAAACCAAGTGGTTGGATACAATTTTCTACAAAAGATAAAACATCTGAATCTGAATCTAAATCTCGTTGTAAATATGAATATAATATAGATGCGTATGATATTATTTCATTACCTGATAAGGAAACATCTGTTCCATATAAAATTTGTAGTTTTGATATAGAAGCATTAAGTAGTCATGGAGATTTTCCACAAGCAAGTAAAGATTACAAGAAAGTAGTGAAACAAATTTTACAATATTTTGAAATGGAAATGATTGGATGTAAAACAGAGGAAGAGATAGAAGAATTTTATATGTATATACAAAATATTCTAATTTATTGTATAAGTAATTGTAATGATTTGGATGATGAATTAGATAATATTCATATAGATAAAGTATATTTGAAGAATAATAAACCTACACGAAATATTGTTATTAAACTATCAAATAAATTAAGAAAATCAAAGGTATGTTCAAATTCATATTCGTCTATAAAAAAATATAAATTTATTCATGAAGTATATTATGATTTTATACAAAAGAAAGTAAGTAAAGATGATGCGATAGAATTATTAACTAAAATATTTAATAAAATATTACCAAAAATACGTGGAGATCAAGTAACATTTATTGGTTCTACATTTATGTATCATAATCAATCTGAACCATATTTAAATCATTGTATAACATTAGATGAATGTGATAAAAATATTTTTGATGAAAGAACTGAAATTGTGTGTAAAGATAATGAAAAGGATGTATTATTGGAATGGACTAAAATAATTATTAGGGAAGATCCTGATATTATTATTGGATATAATATTTTTGGATTTGATTATTCGTTTATGGTTGAACGTATATATGATTTAGATCCTACATTATGTAATAAATTTTTAAATATATCAAGATTATCAGATGAAATATGTGGTAAATATAATAAAAAAAAGAATATATATGAAATAAATAATAAATCTCTTACAATTGCAAGTGGGACACATAATTTATCTTATATTCAAATGACTGGTAGAATACAATTGGATTTATATAATTTCTTTAGACGTGATTATAATTTAGATTCATATAAATTAGATTATGTTTCAGGATATTTTATAAGAAATAAAATAAAAAAAATAGATGGAAATAAAATATATTCATCATCAGAAGGATTAAAAGAAGGATTTTATATTCATATAGAAGAAATAGGACATTCAAGTGATTATTATGATAATGGTAATAAATTCAAAATAACAGGAATATATGATGAATATTTTACGGTAGATAAACAAGATATTAGTCCAGATTTTAGTAAAAAAGTTATATGGTGTTTAGCTAAAGATGATGTAACACCACAAGATATATTTGATATGACTAGACAAGGTCCTGATAAAAAGGCTATTATTGCAAAATATTGTATTCAAGATTGTAATTTAGTTCAATATTTAATGAAAAAGATAGATGTATTTACAGGATTTATTGAAATGGCTAATTTATGTAATGTTCCAATTGAATATCTTATTATGAGAGGACAGGGTATAAAATTATTTAGTTTTATATCAAAAAAATGTAACGAACAAAATACATTAATACCTGTTCTTAATAAAAAATCAGATGGAGGTTATGAAGGTGCTATTGTATTAGAACCTAAATGTAATTTATATCTTGATGAACCTGTAGCATGTGTAGATTATAGTTCATTATATCCATCATCTATGATAAGTGAGAATATATCACATGATAGTAAAGTATGGACAAAAACATATAATATGAAAAATGAATTAATAAATGTAGAAGGTATAACAGATGAAAAAGGTGAATTTGTGTATGATAATATGAAAGAATATAATTATGTAGATATAGAATACGATAATTATGATTATATGTCGGATGTTAAATATAAGAAATATGTAGATAGTGGATATGATGATAGAATAATAAAAGAGAGAGAAAATTCAAAAACAATAACGAAGAAGAAGGTTAAAATAGGGACGAAACATACAAGATATGTTCAATTTAATAATGATGAAAAAGCAATAATGCCAAATATATTACAACAATTATTAAAAGCAAGAAAACAGACAAGAACAAAGGCAAAATATAAGAAAATAACGACGTCAATTGGTGTTTATGAAGGATTAATTATAGAAAAAACAGATAATCATATAACATTAAAAGATTCACAAAATAAAATTAAAATAATAGAACATGAATCTATTCAAAATATGGAAGATAGTTATGATACATTTATGAAAAATATATTAGATAAACGTCAACTTGCGTTTAAATTGACAGCAAATTCGTTATATGGACAATGTGGTGCAAAAACATCGTCATTTTATGAACAAGATGTAGCAGCATGTACAACTGCAATAGGTAGAAAATTATTAACATATGGTAAAAGAATAATAGAAGATATATATGGTGATAGAATATGTGAAACAAAATATGGTAAAGTTCATAGTCATGCAGAATATATATATGGTGATAGTGTAGTATATGATACACCTATATTATTGAGAAAATCATGTGTAATAACAGATACAGATGAAAATGAAATAATGATGAGAAAAAATGTATATATAGAAAAAATATGTAATATATCAAATAATTGGAAAGAGTATGAAGAATTTAAGCCATTTGATACTTATAAATCGAATAGAAGTGATAAAGAACAAAATAATTCAAATTTATTAGGTGTTGAAATATGGACAAAAAATGGTTGGAAAAAGATAAATAGAGTAATTCGTCATAAATGTAATAAGAGAATATTTAGAATTGAAACAAATATGGGTATTATGGATGTTACAGAGGATCATTCATTAATAAATGAAAATGGAGAATATATAAAACCAAGTGAATTAAAAATAGGAGATGTTTTATATAAAAATCCGAATTATTTAAAAGATGACGAAATAGAAAGAGAAAATGAAATAATGAAAAATAGTATATTATCAAATAATTTAATTTCAAAAAATGTAATATCTTATTTTATGAATTCTCATTATTATGATGACAACGAAATAATTGAATATTATTTCAATGATAATATGTATATGTATATGAATAAAATTGACTCATTCCATTATTTATTAGGAATATGGTCATGTTATATGACAGAATTCGGACAAATATTTAATATTAATACACTAAATAATAATGATATTACATCTAGTGTAATGAGAGAATTATCATTAATATTAATATGTATATATACTAAAGTTTTTGGTGATTATTTTAAATTGACAGTAACAAATGAGATAATATGTATGAATAAAGATATTCAAAATAAAATGATTTCTATATATAATACATGCAAAGATAATGAACATTATAATATAGTTCCAAAATCAATAATGAATATAGAAAATACAAAAACGTTGTTATATTATATATCAGGGTATGAATTTGGTTCAAAATTATATATGTATATACATAATATAAATAATGTAAATACATCAAATTTATATATTAAAAAATGTGTAACACATACAAAATATCAATTATCACAAATATATTATATAATAGAAAAAATTGGTCTATATAAAACAACTGAAAGTTATCAAAATAAATTTGTGTGTAAAATTTATTTAAAAAATGAATATAAACCAAACACTAAATGTATTGTATATAATATAAAAGAATTATGTGATATGAGGATGGAAAATAATATTAAGTCAGTTGATAATATGAGTATAAATGATATGAGTATAAATAATAGTATAAATAGTGATGATGAAATGATGTATTCTGTTACAGATTTAAATAATAATAAATATGATAATAATAATAATGAATATGATAATATAATAAATACATATAAATATAAAAATAAATATGTATATGATATAGAAACAGAAGATGGTACATTTAATTGTGGATTTCCTATAATTATAAAAAATACGGATTCTGTATTTATGTCATTTAAATTGACAGATATTGAAGGAAATAAATTAGATAAGAAAGATGCGTTAAAACATACAATAGAATTAGCAAAAGAGGCTGGTCAAATAGCATCTAAATTCTTAAAAGATCCACATGATTTGGAATATGAGAAAACATTTTTACCATTCTGTTTATTATCAAAGAAGAGATATGTAGGTATGTTATATGAAAATGATCCAGAAGTATGTTATAGAAAATCAATGGGAATAGTATTAAAAAGAAGAGATAATGCTCCTATTGTGAAGGATATATACGGTGGAATAATAGATATATTGATGAAAGACCAAGATGTTAATAAATCTATTATGTTTACAAAGAAATCATTAGAATCATTAATATCAGAAAAAATACAAATAGAGAAATTAATTATATCAAAGTCTTTACGTTCATATTATAAAAATCCAATGCAAATAGCACATTATGTATTAGCAGAAAGAATGGGTAAGAGGGATCCTGGAACAAAACCAAAAACAGGTGATAGATTACCTTATGTATATATAGTAAAAAAAGCTACAAACAAGAATGAAAAGATTTTACAAGGAGATAAAATAGAACATCCTGAATATATAAAAGAGAATAAATTGAAAATAGATTATGGATTTTATGTTACTAATCAAATAATGAAACCTGTTTTACAAGTATACGCATTAGTATTAGAACAGATGGATGATTATAATAAGATAAAGAGTAGATATGAAAATGAGGTCAAACTTATTCATAAAAATAAAATGATAAATACGGATGATAAAATAAGGGATATTAGAGAGAAATACGTAAAACAATTATTATTCGATCCATACATAAGAAAAATAGAATGTAAACAGAAATCCCAAATGACATTAGATGGATTTTTCAGAAAAATATAAATTATATAAATTATATAGATTATATAGATTATATAAAAATATTAAACAATTTTAAAATTTAATATTATTATTTTTTATATTACATTTTATATTACATTTTTTTATTATCTATAAATACATATTGTATATAATATTTGTTCTATACTGTAAACAAAACCAATATGAAATATAGCATGACCATATATAAACCATAATGAATGATATTGTTGATCAATTATCCATAAAAATAATGAACCAGTTAATAATTGGAAAGGTCTTTTAAATAAATATAAAATATTTGAATTTTTATTAAATTTAATCAATACATCATAAAAAACAATTGTGAATCCATATGTGTATCCGATATAATCTTTCCATAAAAATAACATAATAATATATAATGATCTCTCTGCATATTCAAATGTAAACATGACATAATAAATTAATCCAATAATAATAGACATTCCATCTATAAAAATAGCAATGGAATTATATGTAGCATGAGCAATAAAGGATGAAAGTAAATTTAAAAATATACATGTCATAATAGGTGAATATAAAAAATATATATTCTGTTTATTTTTATTATAAAGTATATAATTTGTATTATTTTTTTTAGTAAGATATAAAATATAAAATAATTTGTAAAGCGTATAAACAGACATAAATAATGCTGAAATAGAATTTACGGGTTCATATAATGAAAATGTATTAAATGTATACGATAATGGATTTGATTCACTCCATCTATGTTTCCAGTGTTCAATATCCATATTAAATAATGTTGATTACATATTAAAATTAATAATATTTATTTAATATATTTATACTAATATATAAATGATTTAAAATTATAAATGAAAGTTTATGAATTAACTATACGGAGAGATGATACAAAATGTAAAACATTTAAGTAATACAATATCAAATAATTTAAGAAGAAATCATATTTTTTCATCATCTACATATTTATTAGATGCGTTTTATAAAAATTATTTATTACATGAAAATATACAAAATGAATTTAAAAATGAATTACAAAGTCATCAAAATTATAATATATATAATTACAAAAAACATATATTATATGAAGATAGTATGTTAAAAACAACATTAATAGAATGGAAATTTAATAGTTTTTCACCTATTCATGATCATAGTATAAAAGGTTGTATAATGATATTATTAGATGGAGAAGTAAAAGAGAGAAGATTTCATCCCGAAACAATGGAATTTCAATATGATAAAAATTTAATAAAAGGAATATCTAGATATATTGATGATTATAATCATTTACATTCTATACATAATATGTCTAATCAATCATCATATACTCTACACTTATATCCAAAATAATATATATTTTTTTTATGTATTTATTGTATGAATATAATATAATATAATATGGTAAAGAAAACTAATAATAAAAAAAATAAAAAAAATAAAACATATAGAAAAAAAAGACCTAAATTTAAAAGGAATAATTCAAATAAAATAAATAATTCAAATAAAATAAATAATTCAAATAAATTAAAAAGACCTAAATTAAAAAGGATTAAAACATATAGAAAAAATATATTGAATAATAAAATACCAGAATTATCAGATGAATTAAAATATGAACCAACTAAATGGAATAATAACCATAATATACGTTACAGTCATAATTGCTATACTTATATGTTAAATAAAATTGACCCTAATAATGTGAACAATTGTAAAAATAAAATAAAGAATAAAAAACGTTGTATAAAACCACAACCAGGTGATTATTCAAATATGGATACTATAAAAAATTACACATGTGATAATTTAAATGAACGTGTTAAAAAAGATAATCCAAATATTCGTATACTACCAAATAATATATCAAATCCTGTTTGTGGAAAAGATGAATATGCAGGGGCACTTGTATTGAGAGATAATGATAGATATCATTTTTATAGACAAGATAAAAATAAATTATGGAGTCATAAACCGGGATCTATGAATGCAACCAATAATGATGCTAATAAAAAAAAAATAAAAAATATATTAGATGCAAATCATAATTATAAAGAAATAAAATATAATAATTTCTGTAATTATTATTGCATTCCTAAAAATAATGCATTTAAAAATCATTCTTTTAAAGATATAAAATAATGTTTAATAATTTATATATATTAAATATTATTTATGTATACTAAATATTATTTATGCGTATAATCCTTGTAATTGTATAATACTTTTTATTAATGATTCAAGAGAACTTTTATATACCTTTTTATTATCAACATTTTTATCTTTTTTTTCAATATTTCCAATTGAATATATATTTTTATATGCTCTTTTTTTTAAATCAAGCATGTTATTTTTAAAATTTGAATACTTTATTACATTTGGTTCATCTTCGTTGTTTTGTTTACAATGAATAAATCTTACAAATTTATATTTATTATCTATTTTATCTATATAATGAATATGTTCTTTACTGTCTACTATAATAGAATAATAAAATAAATCTATAATTTTATTAATACCATTTATTAATTTATCTATTTTATTTTTCAATGTTCGTATATTATTAATATTATTTTCATAATTCTTTGTCTTAACTATATGATCCAAATATACATTATTTAAATCAGTTATTACTTTTCTGATCTTTTCTATTTCTTTCATATAAAATTCATCATTATATAAATCAGAGTTGAATTTTAAATTTTTACAATTAAGTTTATTTTTATTTGATTTTGTTTCATTCTTATCATTTATCTGTTCAAATTCTTCAATATTATCAAATACAAATACATTATCATTTATAGAAAATTCATATAAAATAAATATAATAATAACACTAAACCATATGATTGTTAATATTTTATTCATTATTATTTATATAATATAGAATTATTTTATAATCTATAAATATTTATATTATTACATATACATATTTATTACATATTTAATTCGTATTTATTATTTTTCCAATTCCATTTTTTCTTAAATATATCTTTATTGTCAACATTTTTAAATACAGGTTTATTAACTTTATCCGTTTCAATATTATTCATTTTATATATTTTTTCTATTTCATTAATTATTAAATCAGGATTATTTTTTATTAAATCATCAGTCAATTGATTATCTTTTTCAATATCATAATGATGTAATAAAATATTTTCTATATGATTTTGTATTTCGTATTTTACATTATATAGATGATTTGATTTATGTATAATATCATATGTTTCTAAATTTACAATTTTATTTATTTTTTCTTCTAATTTTGGATATTTATCAGCCAATATATTGTTATATATATTTTGGATTGATGATATTTTTTTTACATCTATCGTATTAATAATACAATTATATTCCTTATATAACTCATCTATTTTATCATCATCATCATCATCATCATCATCATCTGTTTTTACTACCGAATTATTCATATTCATATTCTATATTACGGATAATCTCTCCACAATATTATATATAGAACTTATGTTTATATATTTATATAGTTTCATATATATATTAAATAATAATAATAATAACAAATTAATAAATGATAGATTTATATATATTATTTGAATGATGAATTGTGAAAATAATAAATGAATAAAATACATCTAATAGAAAATAAATCCATATATTTTTTATATTATGACTATAATTTATATATGCAATATATAAATAGATAATACTATGTAATGGTCTAAAATCATGCCACCATATTTTATTATTAAACGCACCTTTATTATTCCGTAATTTAAATATATAAATATTTAATGTTGTTAATGAGAATATAAAAAAAACTAATCCAATAATATAATGTATAAAATAGTAATGTTTTGAATTGAAATTTTTAGAATATAGATATAATAAATATGTAATAATAATTCTTGATCCTATACACCCTAGATAAAAATATAAATATAATTTTTTATTTTGTATATTATAATTTTTTATATTTGATTTATTTATTTTTGTATTCATATATAATTTTATTTATTATATTCTATAAATATAAATTCTTCATCTAAATTATTTTCTAATTGGGTAATTCTTTGTTTTAAATTGTCGATTTCATTATATGATGTTTTTATAGACGTTTTTTTATAAAATATTACATACATACCATATCCAATATAATAATAAATCCAAATGTTATAGTTATGTAAATAATATATTAATTTACAAATATTTACAATAGTATTTACCCACATTCATTAATATATTAATATAATATTGTTATATCTCCAAATAATAATATTATATCTATATATTTATCTATATATTTATATCTATATACAAATTATTAGTATAGTATAGTATATTACATTCGTATAAAGTATAATCTATCCATGTATATTAATTTACAAAGTAAGTAGTAAGTTATAATTGAAATAGGAATAGTGCAATCATACCATAGGTGACCACCTATATATATTAAGATATTATCACAACTATATGATTCTAACCAACCAACAAGTCCGATAGGTAGATTTACTATACCTGCTTTTAAAGTATAATATATATCTTTATGTTTTTTATCTATGGAGAGATCATTAATAGATGCTAATAATAATATTATTGTCTGAACATATGTAAAACTGAATTGTATTGGAATAAATAGTTGTCCAGATGTAATAATGATACATTCTATTAATTGAATTCGATAATTAAAATTGGAATGAATACTTTGTATAAAACCGAACCAAAATGATGATAACCATAAATAGATTATAACTAATGTATACCAATTATAATCAGCATCAAAAATATATGTGTTATTTAATGTTCCAAATACACCAACTATAAAATGACCCAAACCATGACCAAAATGAGCAATTATATTTAAACTAACCGGATCCATAATTCTTTTTGGGATAGATAGATCGTAACCTTCATTCATATATTTATATAAAATGAAACAAAAAAAGGTATCAACATAAAAACACAATGCATGTGATGAAAACCATAAAGATGATTTATTAGATATACAAAATCCATCTTCTAATACTGAATTTGATATAAATAAGTTAGTATTCATATTATCTGAATAATCATTATAATTATTATTATCAATATCACTTATATATAAATGTGTATTTATATTAACATATATAATATATATTGCATATGATAATGAATTTAATATTACTATATAGTTTATAATATCTCCTATAATCATTATAATTATAATTATAATTATTTCTATCTATAATTATTTATATCAGATTTAAAATAAAATAATATATATTATAAAATATATATCATATTATATCATATTATATCTATATATTTGATATAATAATATACCTTATGTGGGGATTGAACCCACGACCAATGGATTAAAAGTCCAACGCTCTACCGTCTGAGCTAATAAGGCTAATGTCACATATATTATATAAATACACAAAAAAAATAAATTATGAACGAAATCAATTATTTACATTATTTACATTATTTACATTATTTACATTTCTTTAATATATTATTTATGTAGATGCTTTTGGTTTTCTTTTAATTACTCTTTTTTTCTTTGGTTTTTCTTCTGGTTCTGGTTCTGGTTCTGGTTCTGGTTCATCATCATTAACTTGAACATCATCATCATCATCAACTTGAACATCATCATCATCATCATCATCAACTTGAACATCATCAATTTCTTCTTGTCTTGAATTATTATTCTTTTCAGTTTCTCTATTCTCAATATTTACAAGTTCTTGCATATCATTTGCATTTAGACTTACATAACAATTACCTTGAACACGTGTTGGTTTCTTTACAATTGCCTGAACCATATTAAATGATACACCGAATTTACCACCAACGAACCAAAATCCATTACATTGAACTACAAGTGCTACATGTGATGCTTTTGGAATAAAACTTTCAAATGATTCTGAAATATGATCACCTGGTCTATATAATGGAACTCTATTAACATCATATAACTCTACATTAAATTTATTTTCCCAATAAGGAATCTTAATTCTTGTAGTAGGTGCTCTTGTCATATCAGGATCTTCTGTTCCTTTAATTTTTGGATATTTAAGAATAGGACTATATAATGCTTCTAATACTTCACGAGTATGATTCTTACCAAACCATTCTTTTGAATGTTTCACAGCATCGTTAAGAATCTTATCCTCAAATTCCTTCATCTTCTCAAAGAAATTTCGTGTTGCATTTGAACCATAATCATTAGAAGGATATTGAATAGACATATTATAACTAGTTCTACCAGATGAATCGTCATGAATTTCATTTACACCCCAAGTCATAATAAGAGGAGTATTTAACATAAGAGTATTCTTTTTTTCATCCATAATTTTAACACTTTTACCACCACGAGCATTTACTTTAACCGATCCATAAGTAATCTTGGATGGTTGCCAGTTTTCGTAATTAGTAATTAGTTCGTAAGCCATGATGAATTTATACATATACATATAGGATATTCTTTAAATCAATTTTATTTTTATTAAAAAATAAATGATGATATCATGGTAATAAATAATTTAAAAAAAAATTGATAGTTTATATTAATAGTATATAAAATAATAAAATGAATTTATTAAATAATAATACATTAAATTTTAATAAGAAAGGATATATTATGTATAAAAATAATGAAAAACAAAATAAAAAAAAAAGGATTAACGATATTTCTGGTAATAATGATAAAAAGGTAAATCTTACTGTGAAAATATTAAAGGAAGTATGTAAAAAATATAAAATAAGATGTAGTGGAAAGAAACAAGAATTAATTGATAGAATAAACAAATATGAATTAGAATATAATTCTACATTAACGATACAGAGATATTATAGAGGATATTTAATAAGAAAATATAATTCTACATTAACGATACAGAGATATTATAGAGGATATTTAATAAGAAAATATTTGAGAAATATAGATAAAAAATTTAAATATAATAATACAGAGGATTTTTATACATTGGAAGATTTTAATGAAATACCATTATATAATATTTTTACATTTGAAGAAAATAATTTTATATATGCGTTTAAGATATCATCTATATTAAAATTAATTTCATCATCAACTGAACCATTAAATCCATATACACGAAAAAAAATTTCATATTCTACTGTTACAAAATTGAATAAACAAATAAAATTAGCAAAGATGTTATCTTTAAATATAAATTTAAGTGAATATGTAAATGATATTTCTACTATTTCAAAAAAAATTCGTTTAAGAAATAATATCGTAAGTATATTTTCAGATATAGATCAACATGGATTTATTACTGATTCAGAATGGTTAATTAATTTATCACATCATAATTGTATTATATTTATTAAAGAATTATATGATATATGGAATTATAGAGCACAAATATTAAATGAAACAAAATATTTAATTTATCCTTATGGAAATCCATTTCGTGATATAGTAGTATCATCTTCATTTTTAAGAAGTTTATCAACATATAAAATAAAAATGATGATAGTAAATATCATTAATAAATTAATTAATACTAGTGTATATAGAGAATATGCTTATTTAGGATGTACATATGTATTATGTAGTTTAACATTAGTTTGTCAAGAAGCTGCTGAATCACTTCCTTATTTATATTACTCTGTAGCATAATAATTATTATTATTCAATATACGTTATACATTAAACGTCATAATTTATTTTTAATATAATTTATATTTTTTAAAATATAATTTATATTTTTTAATTAAATAAAATTGATTTAAAAAAAATAATTATTTAATTCGTTTAAAAATATAGGAATTACTACTATAACCCCCTCATCCTTATTATTTTGTTTCATATTAAATATATATGTATATAAACAACTTAAAAAGGTATTGATATACATAATCATATTAATTCGTTATGGTTGCTAAGAAAGCTGGTAGTAAAAATGTGAAATCGGTTCAAAAGAAATCTGTTCCTAAGAAGGAAGTTGCTCCTAAGAAAGAAGTTGCTCCTAAGAAGGAAGTTGCTCCTAAGAAAGAAGTTGCTGTTAAGAAGGAAGAAGTTCAAGATGTAAATACTGAAACAACTACATCTGTTACAAATGAAGTTTCTACAGAGGGAGTTTCTGAAACAACTATTTTTGATGAGATTGATTATGCTCTAACTCAAATCACTAATATTAGATCACAATGTACAGCAGTTTGTGCATCACTACGATCGATTAAGGCAAGACATGCACGTGAATTGAAAGCCGCTTCAAAGGCAAGTAGGAGAAGGGTAAATGCTAATAAGAAACCAAGTGGATTTACAAAACCATCTTTGATTAGTGATGAATTGGCTAAGTTTATTGAGATGGTGACGAAGGAGAATCCAGGAACACATGTTGCGAGAACACAAGTAACAAAGGTTATTAATCAATATATCCGTGAGAAGAATTTGCAAGATCCATCATTTAGAAAGAGAATTTTACCAGATACAAAGCTTACAACTCTATTGAATTTGACTAAGGATGATGAATTGACTTATTTCAATCTTCAGACAAAGATTAGTCATCATTTTCCAGATTCACCAGCTGCAACAAAACAACTAGAGGCGGCAAAATCAAAGACGAATTCAAAGTAAATAAAAAATAAAAATAAAAATAAAATGATAATAAGTATAAAATGATAATAAGTATAAAATGTATAATATTAAAAATAGTGTTTAGTAATGATATAATATGTGGTATTATATGATAAATATGTAAAAAATGTATAAGAAGTGCATGAGTATTTGTATGTCGTATTTTTTATTAAAAATATAAGGAATAATAATATTATTGGTTATATTTTCATATTTCGTATTATTATAGAATGAATATATGATATTTTGTCTATATTCTTTAGTGGAATGTTTTGAATTTTTATAATTTTCTTCGAATGTTAAAATAGATTCATCAGACATGTCTGGGTTATGATAATCATTACAAGAAATCGAGCATAACCATCTAAATTGAGCTTCTGTTACATCAAGTTCTTTATAAATATCATGAATATTACATGAAATAACAGTTTTATTTATTATACTGGTATATCGTAAGATTGTTTTACAACCATATGCAAACATATCTGTATCATCGCTCATAACAGCATCAACATAATTATATTTTGATAGATAAGCACATAATTCATCTGCTTCACCATTTGCAACAATATAATTCATACCATATAAATTTAATAATTGTTTTGAATTTTCAAAATCTATATTTTTTAATTTAACTAATTGTGTTTCGAGATATTTTTTTCGTTTATTTAAAGATATATGATTTTCATCTAATTTTGATGTTTTTAATAATTCATTATATTCTTTTTTATATTGTTTTCTTATTTTTTTACGATGTTTAACACTTTCTTTTTTATTTTCAGGTGTAATACCATCGTATATAAATATTGGATGTATATTGTATTCACGAAACATAGAACATAAATTGAATAATTCTATGATCATTTTATTTAACTTTTTAAAACGATATAAATAAACACTTATATCAACAGCTATTTTTTTATTTGTCAATTCTGAAATATGTTGTTCTTTAATAGAATTTGGACAATAATATTTTAAAAATGTATTTAATTTATATATTCCCATATTTTATAGAATCGTATTTATTTTCTTACATAATAATCTCTCTATCATTTTATTATCAATTTTGTTATTTATAAAAATAATTATATTTAGACATAATTAACTTTCTATTTCTATTTCTATTTCTATTTCTAATTTCTAATAATGATGTAGGGAGAGATGATTTACTTATCATATCTACTAAAAATGATCCAAATGGTTTATTTTTTAAGTTATAATTTAATTGCGTATTAATAATAATATTTCCATTAAAAGTTAACCAATTTACAAATTTTTCTATATCATGATACAAATATGATTTTATAAAATAATAAGACATAATATTAGTATTTTCATGGTAATTAGAAAAAGATGTATGTAAATGTTGATTATTCGTGATATCTATATTCATGTGATTCATGATTTTTAATATATTTGATTTTGAATATTCTATCTCTCCATGTATTTTTTTCATAAATATAGTATATATTTTTTTATAATCATTCATATTTTTTACTTGAATAATAGACAATAATAATATATGTATTATTTCTGCTATACATTCTACATATGCCTCATTATAATTAATTCTATTTATTTTCTTGAATTGAAATAAATGAATAATTTGTTTTTCATGTTTGTCATAGAATAAAGCATTGTCAAATCCTAATAAATGTATCATTTCATGAATTAATACTTTATACCATTCCTCTTTTCTATATATTAATATCTCTCCATTATAACTTTTATGTAAAGTCAATCCTGTATTTATATGATATGCATCCAATTCATCCTCTTTATTTTTAGGTAGTTTTTTTTCAAAGTCTGTGAAAAATATATGTATTTTTATATCTTTAAATTGATGTTTTATTTTCTCTTTTATAGATAAATGATATAGCATTTGTATAAATAATATCATGGATGATAATGTATTATTTTTATTTAATATATTTGAATCATATCCATAAAATTTAATATCACAATATATTTCATTACTATTTTGATTTAAATTCAATGGAAATACAATATTATAAATGTTATTATATTTATCATGATTCACAATTTCATCATATATTCTATCATCTATATATTTACTCTCTTTTTCTAATAATTGGATATTATTTATAAAATTATCATCATATTCTTTTGTATGATGATATCGTCTTTCTTTAATAATTATATTATTTATTTCTTGAAATGTTGTAACTATCTCTCCATAAAAAAAATCAAATAAATTATCCATAGATTATATATCGTATATTATATATTATATATAAAATCATATATTATATATAAAATCAAATCATATATTATATATAAAATCAAATCATAAATTTTTATATATAAATTATTGTATATTATATATCCATTAAAGTGAATTTTGATTTCATTGATAATGATACTGGTAGATCAGTATTTTTATATTTACCATATTCACGCAATTTAACTATTTTATCATCAATTATCCGACAGTTATCTATCATTTTATTTGAAGACATTAGTATACTATCATCAATCATCATAATATCATCTATACGTTTCGTAATAATAGATAAATCATCAATATATTCATCACAATATATTCTATAATTTTCTATATGTATATCATCATTGATTTTTATAAGTAATTCACTAAATATATCAAAAAATGAATGAATATATATTGTATATTTTTCTATGTTTTGTTTTTTTACTGATTTTTGTATATCCCTTTTATCTACTATGGTAGAATTCATCACTAAACATAATTCTATTAAAAATTTTAATATTTTCTTCTGTTTATTTTTCATATTATTTTGTTCACAAAAATCATCATAAAATTCCTCTGGATCATAATATTTTAATTTATCATAATAATAAAAATATTCCTTTATCGTTAATAATAAATATTCTTTATATTCAGGTATTTCATCTAATAAAAACAAAAAAATCTTACAATATATATTCATATTTGTCTCATTTAATTGTATTATATCCAAAAAAATTTTATATGTGTCTTCTCTTATAGAATTATTTTTACATAAAATTATATTATTTATTGAAATATGCTGTTCTAATTCATTATACATTTTTTCATAATTTCTTATTGTAATTTTATTCAAAATTAATCTGAAATCTTGTATTATCTTATCAGTATTATTACCAATTATTCTTATCCTATTTTCTACATTTAATTTATTATTTCTATTAAATATATTATGTCTATTATTTTTATAATTTCCGTTTTTTTTATTATATATTGATTTCTTAGAATATGAATTTTTCTTGTTATTTATCTTATTATAATTTTCTTTCTGAATTTCTATTTTTTTTATCAATCTACTAATTATATTTTTTGTATTATCTGATAATTTTAATAAATCATAATATGTTATATTTATATTTCTACTTATTATACTATTTATCATACTATCAGAATAACGATAATTGTCCATTCTAACATATATAATATTTATACACAGATTTTTATATTCTTTTGTATTATTATTTCTAATATTTTACTTAAAGATTATCTTACAGAATAAGATATGTAACATTTACTTATGAGTATTACAATAGATAAAAGTACATTAGAATATAATATAAATACTAATAATGAAGATTGGAAAGATTGGAAAGATTGGAAAGATTTTCCAAATATTAAAGAACCATTAATGCAAGGTATATTTTCATATGGGTTTGAATATCCCAGTTTAATACAAAAAAAAACATATTCACCCATACAAACTGGAAAAGATATCATTGCACAATCACAATCCGGGACAGGAAAAACAGGTGCATATTTAATAGGTGCCTTACAAAAAATGAATGTAGAAAAGGATGAAACAGGAATATTGATATTATCACCTACAAGGGAATTAGCATTACAAATACATAATGTTATTAAAGAATTATCAAAATACATGAATTTACATATATTATTATGTATAGGTGGACATTCAGTATATGAAGATATTGATTTTATTGATAAACATAACCCAAATATAGTTGTAGGGTGTTGTGGACGTATTTTGGATTTATTAGATAGAAAAAAATTATGTATGAATAAATCACAAATTTTAATATTAGATGAAGCAGATGAGTTATTATCAGATGGATTTAAAGATAAAATATATGATATATTTCAATTTCTACCAGAAAATATACAGGTATTATTATTTTCAGCAACGTTACCTGATGAAATGAAATATATTATATCTAAATTTATGAGAGATCCTATACATTTATTAATGGAACGAAGTAAATTATCATTAGAAGGTATAAAGCAGTATATGTTATATATTTACAATCAACGAGATAAAATTCAATATCTAAAAGATATATTTAAAACAATATCATGTACTCAAACGATTATATATTGTAATAATGTAAATCAGGTTATTCAATTATATAAATCATTAAAAAAAGATAATTATTCTGTAACATATATTCATAGCAAAATGAAATATGAAGAACGTAATAAAATTTTTGAATCATTTAAAAGAGGTTCCGAACGTATATTAATATCAACTGATATAACAGCAAGAGGTATTGATATACAACAAGTATCTGTAGTTATTAATTATGATTTCCCTAGAGATAAATATACATATTTACATAGAATTGGTAGAAGTGGTAGATGGGGTAGAAAAGGAACAGCCATTAATTTTATTACAAAACAAGATAAATATAATTTAAAAAATGTAGAAAAATACTATAATATTTTTATAGATACCTTACCCGATAATATTGAAATATAATATCATATCATATCATATCATATCATATCATATCATATCATATCATATCATATCATATCATATCATATCATATCATATCATATCATATCATATCATATCATATCATATCATATTATATTATATAAGAATTATACGTTAGAACACATAAAAAATAATGAAATATAGATATAAATTTAGTATTATATATCTATGAAATTATTTCAAACATATTTTAAAGAATTTGAAACAAGTTATATTGATTTATCTAATATAAAAAATAATTTTAAACTACCTATTGAATATAATAATAACAAACATGAATTATCTGAAACATTAATGAATGATATTGATATGAATAATGTATTTTATAATTTATATGGAAATACAAAATACAACAGCATCGAAAACAAATTAAAAAAATATTATACGACCGATAAAATTTATCTTAAAGATCATCAATTATTTCTTAAAAATATGAACTCATTATCTCTCGATGTTCACGAACAAAATACGTTTAGGGATATGTGGACTGATTCACTTGTACAACCTGATATACGTGAAAAGTATAATTTTATTCAATTAGAATATCTAAATCAATTAAACTATAATTCAAAATTTTTATTATTTATGAGTGTTTATAATTTAGCATCACCTATTCTAACTCTTATTACTCCTATCATTTTTTTTATTATAATACCTTTCATATTATTCAAATGTCTTTATAAAACCATGAATATAGGAAATATAGAAGAACAAACATTTATGAACATGTTAAATAATTCTAGACATAACCCATTTAACCAATATATTGATATATTTATGACTACGGGTAATTATCCACAGAAAATAAAAAGTATGACTATGTTGATGTTATATATTTTCTCTTTTTACCAAAATACATTATTATGTGTAAGATTTTATAAAAATATACATGAATTAAAGAAATATCTATATAATGTTAAACTACATTTAAGAAATTCAATTAATGATATAGATAGTCTAACAAAATCACTTGAAACATGTAATTCTCCATGTTTTACATCATTTAAACAATCATTAGAACATACAAAACAACACTTAAATAAACTAAGCAAAGATAAACGACTTGTATCTATTCATTCAGAACAATTTTCACCTATACAAATTACAAGTGTTGGAGAGATGATGTCATTATACTATTATTTACGTGAAACAGATAGTATACGTGAATTATTAAATACATCATTTCATATTAGCGAATACTTATTTCATATGAATTATCTCTCCACACATTTATATACTATAATTAATCCTTGTAAATTTACTAATAAAAAAACATTATGTACTCTTAAAAATCAATATCATCCTATATATATATCAAAACTTTTACATAATTATAACAATAATAAAAGTAATATATTATCTAATATAACATCATATGACATTATAAAAAATACTGTCACCTTTAAACAAAATATTATAATAACTGGACCAAATGCCTCTGGAAAAACTACCATATTAAAATCATGTATATCCAATTTAATAATCTCTCAACAAATTGGTATGGGATGTTATGATAAGAATTCCAAAGTATATCTATACGATAAATTTTATTCTTATTTGAATATACCTGATACAAGTGAACGTGATAGTTTATTTGAAGCAGAAGCAAAACGTTGTTTAGAATTTATTCATAAAATTAAGGAAAATCCAAAATATACAACATTCTTATTATTTGATGAAATGTATTCAGGAACGAATCCAAGTGAAGCAACCATGGCTGCATTATCTTTTATTAATTATTTAAACGAATTAAATGTATCATTTATGATTACAACACATTATTATGATATATGTAATTCTAAAAAATTAGCCAAAAATATAAAAAATATGCATATGGACGCATATGAAAATGAAAATAAAGAAATTATATATAATTATAAATTATTAAATAAACCATCATTTGTTAGAGGAGGTATTAATATATTAAAACGATTACAATATCCAGATGAAATCTTAAATAATCTATAAACTATAACATATATTTAATTTATAATTACGTTTAATATATAATTTATAAATATGTAGTCATTCCAAATATAATACTATAAATGATTTCTCAAAATATGATTATATGTCTATTATTCACTTTATCAATTAGTATTTGTATGTTTATGTATGTCCATAATAGATTTAAACGTGTCCATACTAACATTAATTCAATATCTTCCTATATAAAATCATTACAATCTGATATACAAACATCTACATCATACGATTCTGATACTAATAATGTAGAAAATATGAATAATAAACAAAATATAGATAATGAATATATTGTAGATAATAATAATAACAATAATGATAATAATGATGAACTAGACGACGATGAATGTAAAATTATAGGTTCATCATTACAAAATAATCATTCTACATCAGACTCTAAAGAAATATTCCTATCTTCTGACAACAAACCATACAGTTACAAAGATTATATTCATATGAAACCTATTAATATAAATGATGACAACGACGATGATGATGAAGATGATGATGATGAGGATGATGACAACGACGATGATGAAGATGATGATGATGATGATGATGATAATGATGATGATGAAGATGATAATGATGAAGATAATGATAATGATGAAGATAATAATAATGATGAAGATACAAATGAAATAAAAAATATCACAACCAATATTGTTGAAGATACAATTAATGAAACCGATGTAGAATTAAATTTTAAACCTAAAAGTATTTATCATAAACATTCTTTAAATGAACTTAAAGAAATTTTAAAATCTAAAAATATAGTGATAAAGTCATTACGTAAATATAAAAAGGCTGATATAGTTGATATTTTAGAATCACATGATAATGAACATATAATTTTAGATAAACAAGAAAATGAAAATACAGAAGATATTTCAAATAAAACATTAGATGAAACCTTGGATGAAACCTTGGATGAAACCTTGGATGTATTAAAGGATGAAGTTATTGAATTAGAATAAATTATTTAATCTATGTAAATAGCATATAGAAATATTTTTAATGAATTGGGGAACATGTTCAAGTGGTTCTAATAATTTATATTTTGATTCGCCTCCATTAATGAGTGATGAACGAGCATTTACATCATATGATCCTATGAATGTAGTAAATGATGATATACGTTTAAAATATGATATTAAATCAAATTATGATTATCGTCAATTTTTAATTAATCATGGAGATAAAATTATAAAACAAAATCAAAAAGAAGCAGTTTTTTCAAATGGGTTATCAAGATTCGATACATATGATATGGATATATTACGTGTAAATGAAGGTAAATATTTACATAAAGACGTACATGATACTCATCGTCCATATGGTTATGAAACAAGTGATCTCAAAGAAACGTACCTCCAAAGACAACAAATACAAGACCGGTTAAACGCACCTGTTTTAAACCAATCTGAATTATTATTTTATTTACGTGATAAATGAATATGAATATGAATATGAATATGAATATGAATATGAATATAAATATGAATTCTATTCTGAATAAAGATATAATTTACAATATAATTTATAATGTATATTATATAGAGAGATAGTTACAATATTATAATTATATGAATATAGTAAGTTTTGATGTAGGTATAAAGAATTTATCTATATGTGTATTGAGAGAAGTGAATAATCAAGATATATCGAATAATCAAGATACATCAAATAATTCTATATATATAAATAAAAATAAAAGAATATTAAAAATTATATATTGGAATATAATTTCATTAGTTCCATCTGTAAATAATTCATCTACATTAATAAAATGTAATCATATTGATTGTAAAAATAAATTAAAAATAAATACAAAAACGTTTTTTATATTAAAAAATATAAATGTAAATGATAATATACATAATTCAAATATATTATGTAAAAAACATATAATACAGAATGGTGTAATTGAAAGTGATATAAATAAAATATTAAATTTAAGTGTTCCAAATATAAATAAAATATTAAAATTAAGTGTTCCAAAACTTATGAAACTATCTCTCCATGAAATAAAAATAAAACTTTTATCTATACCATTCTTTAAAAATACAGAAGATATATGGATAGAAATTCAAACTAAAAAAAATATACAACAATATATTAAAGAACATTTATATATACCATTTAAACCAAAAAAAATAAAATCAGATGAAGTATCATTAGTAGACATAGGTATTCAATTAAAATCACATTTAGATATTATTTTAAATACATATAAGATATCTTCAATTGATCATATCTTAATTGAAAATCAAATTAGTAGAATTGCTACACGAATGAAAACATTACAAGGTATGATAACACAATATTTTATTCAACATAATATGTATAATATTCATTATATACATTCTTCATTAAAATTAACTATAAACAAACATATACCATGTATTGATAATATTAAATATACAAATAATAAAATAAAAAATAATTATAAAAATAGAAAGACATTAGGAATAGAATATACTCAAAAATTATTAGAATTAGTTTATGAAAATAATAGTTGGAGAGATTATTATCATAAAGAAAAAAAGAAAGATGATTTATCAGATTGTTATTTACAAGGATTAGTATGGTATTTATTATCTAATAGCAGATGATATTTATTCAGTATGTGTATGACCGTCCCTAGTGTCACCAGATGGTAAGTATTTTGTTGTATTTTTAAAGTAAAATCCTATATTCATCCCAAATATAATTACTATTATAATCAATAATAAACAAATGTTTAATGTAACATTATTAATATACTTTATATCAAAATTTTTCTTAAACAATATATATAAAATAAGTAAAATAAATAAACCTAATATTCCACAAATGGCTATTTGATAATCTTTATATGATTTACATACGACTGGACACTTATCAATTTTGTCATCCGGATAGTCATAATGTTTATTATGAAGTTCAATATTATTTGAATTAGAATATACATTAGATGCTAATTGAAATCCTACGATCAAAATGATCAAGAAAAAAAATCCAAAAACATAAAATTTTGAACCGTTAAGTGTAATAGATTGTAATGGAATACATAATATAACAATAATTATGAATATATACAATAAAATAGAATTTGCAAATTCTAATTTAAGTATATCTAATGGTTTTTCTAACATATTATAGTATTATTATATTATATAAAGAAATAAACATATAATAGATTAGTATACATATATAAAATTATATGAAATTATTGAAATTTCTTAAAAATATATATAAAATAAATTCAAACCAACAAAATAATTATTTATTAGGTAGATGGAATTCTGTGCATAAAAAAGAATATTGGGAACGATTAGCAGATATGGCGAATTATGATAATTGTTGTTGTTCTTTTACATTAAATGATAAAAATACAAAAAATAACAAGATACAAAAATAAACAATATATAAAAATAAATATTATAAATTTAATAAAAATAAATAAAAAATTAACATATAATAATTATAATGATATGTATTCATTATTCATATTTAGAAGAGATTTAAGATTAATAGATAATAATGGATTGTTATATGCATTAAAAAATTATAAAAATGTAATACCTATATTTATTTATACACCTGAACAAATAGGAGATAAAAATAAATATAGGTCTGAAAATGCAATTCTATTTATGAATGAATGTTTAGAAGAATTATTACAAGATTGTAAAAAATATAATTCTTACTTATATAGATTCTATGGAACAAATATTGATATATTAAAAAAAATTATAAAAAATATTGAGATTGATAGTATTATAACTAATATGGATTATACACCTTACGCTATAAAACGAGATAAAGAAATATCCAAATTATGTAAAGATAATAATATAAATTTTCATCATGTAGAAGATTATTTATTAGCACCGATAGGAACATTTTGTAAAGCAAATACAGGTGATGTAAAAGAACCATATAAAGTATTTACACCATTCAAGAATTATTTATATTCAAATGATAAATATATAAATAAACCAGATAATAAGAAGTCATTATTTAAAAATTTGGTAGAATCAAAAGGAAAACATCATAAAATATTGATGGATATGGTTATAAAAAAAGGTATTCAATATTATGTGGATTATACAGATAAAGATAAATCTGTAGTAACAAAAACAATACTAAAAGGTGGAAGAAAACAAGCATTAAATAAAATTTCAGTATCCAATATAAATAAACACAAAAAATATAATGTAGATAGACAATTTATGGAGAATTATACAACACAATTATCAGCATATATTAAATTTGGATGTGTATCTATTCGTGAGGTATTTTGGAGATTTAAAGATATTCTAGGATATAAAAATGATTTATTATCACAATTAGTATGGAGAGAATTTTATTTCTATATAGGTTATTATTTCCCACATGTGTTAAAAGGACATAATTATAATAGAAATATGGATCATATCAATAAAAAATGGATAAAATCTAAACTTGAACTAAATGCATGGAGAGATGGAAACACAGGATATCCAATAGTAGATGCGGGAATGAGAGAATTAATTACAACAGGATATATGCACAATAGAAGTAGATTAATAACTGCAAATTTTTTAAATAGAATTTTAGGACAAGATTGGAGAAAAGGAGAAGAATATTTTGCTAAAAAATTACGTGATTATGATCCGTTAGTAAATAATGGAAATTGGCAATGGATATCATCAACAGGTGTAGATACAAAACCATCATCACAGAGAATTTTTAATCCATGGAGTCAAAGTGAACGATATGATCCAGATTGTGTTTATATTAAAAAATGGATACCAGAATTAAAAAATGTAGAAAATAATCATATTCATAATTGGGATTTACATTTTGATAAAGAGGAATATAAAAATATAAATTATACATCACCTATTGTAGATTATAAAAAAGCAAGAGAACGTTCACTTAAAATGTATAAAAAATAATAATAATAATAATAATAATAATAATAATAATAACATAACCATATAATTATACTATAATTATACATTTACTAATCCATATATATTTTTATATTTTTCTTCAATAGGAATTTCTGGATAATCATCTATATGATCTTCTAACGATTTTCTTGTAATATCATATTCTATGAATAAACTCGTATTTCTATTTTCATAATAGTTTATTTGTTCTTCTAATAAATCATATTTAAAATATACATCACTTATAACATATTCTTCATCATAATACATATTATTAAATTCGGACATAACTTCTTTTGTCTTTATTTTTAAATGTTTAATTCTATCAAAATTATATTTTATGTTGTTATTTATTATGTGGAGTGTAAATAATAATTCATACCGTTTATGATAAATGAAACTATTAAATATGGACGGATTATATATAGTATGATATGAACGTAATAATCCTCTTGATATATGTCGACATAAACAATTATGTTTACATATATTATTAGTTCGTTGATATTCATGTTCATCATTATATTCGTCAAAATGAATATATTTTTTATCATCTTCTTCATCAAAATATAATTCATACGTATTTTTATTACAGAAAAGACCGGTTGGTTTATTATTTGTATGTTTTTCACAACAATCACAATATGATAATATTTTCAGAATATATCCAATACAATTACTATTATCCATAGAAAAATGTTCCATATTTTTAATTATATAATAATCTATATTATATACATAAAATTGATCATGATTTTGATATAAATATTGTAATAATTTTTCATGATAATTTATAATGGATTTTATTTGCATAGGTATTATAAGTTTTTGAAAACGTTCATAATGTTCGGATTTATCTTTCATTTCCAAAATCATCTTTGAAATATCAGTAGGAAAATGCTGATTTAATATTGATAATGCCATTTTCGTAGTTTAATTGTTTTATTTTTTGTTTTATTAAAATTATTCTTATTTTATTTATATTCAATTTTATTATTTCAATGAATTGAACTATTATATACAATATTTTTTATATCATCGAATTTTGTTTTTTTTGTATATATAATATTTGTCTTTGAAAAAGGAATATCAAACAATTTACTATACAATTCAGATAAAAATACAGATAGATACTTATGATCATTTAATGTTAGAATATATACATTTTTTATACCGATCGTTTTACTTAAATTTTGAAACATTTTTCTCATTTTTATTAATCTATCTTTTCCACCAAATAACAATTCACCTATATCATGATACGTAATAGTAGTATTTAATAATGTGGATAAATATTCAATATATTCTTTACATGTTTTATTCATAGACAATATCCAAGACGATTGATGTAATGTTCTATCCATATCAAAACAAACAATACATTTTTCTAAAGATATATTATTTAAAAATAAAATATCTTTATCTTGAATAGCACTTCTATAATCAAATGTAATTATATTATTATATATATCATCTATCATAAATGTATTCATATATGGTATTAACTTTTTATTCGTAATATTTTCACTATATTTTTTATACATTTCTCTAATTTTATTCTCATATGCATTCTCACTATAATCACGTATTTTATGTTTTTTTACTATAAATTTTACATTTTTATATTTTATTATATTATTTGGTATATTTTCAAAATTATAAGTTTGATCATCATAAAAATGAACTTTTATAATTTCAGACATATGTATATACAAATATAATATTAGATTATTTATACATAAAATTTTATATCATTTGAAATAATGTTTTATGTATTATTTATTATTTATTATTTTTTGGAATATTATTATATAATTTTACGCACCACATGAAAAACATTCTGTGTCATCATCTATATTTACATTATTATTTGAATTTGTTAATGTATTTGTTGTATTTTTACTATATAATTTCTTCAAAAAATCAGGATCTACTGTAAATTGTTGGGCTATATTTTTCGGTTTTGTTCTCAAATAATATAATCCAGTCTTTAATCCTTGTTTCCATCCATATAAATGCATCGCAGTCAAATTGCTATATGTAGGATCACTAATAAATAAATTTAAACTTTGACTTTGGCATATAAAGGCTCCTCTATCTCTAGACATATCAATTAAATCTTTCATAGATAATTCCCATACTGTTTTATATAAATCTTTTATTATCTTAGGAATTCGATCTATTTTTTGTATACTACCTTTATTATATAATATTTCCTGTTTCATATCATCGTCCCATAATTGTAAATCAATTAAATCTCTCAATACATACATATTTATCTTCATAAATTCACCAGCCATTGTCCTTCTCGCATATATATGACTTGTAAAAGGTTCAAAACATTCATTATTTCCTAATATTTGACTTGTAGATGCTGTCGGCATAGGTGCTACAAATAATGAATTTCGTATTCCATATTTTTTAACTTCCTCCTTCAATTCATTCCAATTATACATATTTGCATCAACATTCCAATAATCAAATTGAAATATTCCTTTACTTATATCAGATTTAATATAAGATGAATATGTTCCTAAACTTTCAGGATATTTACTATATTGTTGACATTCTTCATATATTAAATGTAATTTATCTAATTCATCACGATATATTTCCATTTCTTCATTCATTATCAATTTATGATCTTTTGTAATAGACCAATATGTAGTATTTGAATTTGTATTTGTATTTGAATTTGTATTTGTATTTTGTATATCATTCACATATTCTATATCTCTATATTTATCCATATGTTTTTCTAATACATTCCTACGCTCTTTCACTATACATATACTTTCTTCAATCGCCGCATAATATATTGTTTCAAATATTTTTTTATTTATATCCTTTGCTTCATCTGATGTAAACGAATATCTCATTATTGCAAATACATCTGCTAACCCTTGAACACCTAATCCAATAGGACGATGTCTCTTATTACTCAAACGTGTCTTGTCAGTAGGATAATAATTAACATCAATTACCTTATTCAAATTTCTAGTCATTATTCTCACCACTTTTCTCAATTCATCATAATCAAATTGCATTCTATATGTATTCAATAAATTATCATATCCTCCAATATATTTATTATTTATTACTATCTGTGGTAATGTTTTTACTTCTATATTAAATGTATCTTTAAAATATTCTTTCATTTTAATTCTATCATCATTGTTCTGTGTAATATTTACTTCCTCATATAGAATATTAAATGATTTTAGATAACTTTTAGCTAATAAACAATACGGACAACCATCTTTTGTATATACAATTATATTACTGGTATTACATAATGGTGGATTTTTAACAAACATAGGCAACCCTATAGATGCAAGATTACATACAGCTGTTTCATTCGCATCTGAATATTCTATAATTTCTGTACATAAATTACTCGATTTAATTGTTCCCAAATGTTTATGATTTGATTTACTATTACACGCATCTTTATATAATATATATGGAGTTCCAGTTTCTATTTGACTATCCAATATAGAAAACCATAACTTTCTCGCTTTTATAGTCTTAATACCCATTCCCCTTTTTTCATATGATTCATATAATTCTTCAAATTTATCACCATAACAATCGGATAATCCCTTACATTGATCAGGACACATTAATGTCCAATCTTGATCTTTTTCAACACGTTTCATAAATAGATCAGGAACCCATAACGCATAAAATAAATCTCGTGCCTTCATTTCTTCATCACCATGATTTTTCTTTAATTCAAGAAAATCTTCCATATCAGAATGCCATGGTTCTAAATAAATTGCAAATGAACCATTTCTTTTTCCTCCACCTTGATCAACATATCGTGCTGTATTATTAAATACACGTAACATAGGAACTATCCCATTACTTGTACCATTCGTACCACGAATATGTGAACCTTTCCCCCTCACATTATGAATATGTAATCCAATACCACCCGCCCATTTAGATATAGACGCACAATCCGTTAATGTTTCATATATTCCTTGAATACTATCTTCTTTCATCCCAAGCAAATAACATGAACTAAGTTGAGGACGAATTGTTCCAGCATTATATAATGTAGGTGTAGCATGTGTAAAATATTTTCTACTCATATAATGATACGTTTCAATTACCCTCTCAATATCCCATCCATGAATACCAATTGATACTCTCATCCACATATCCTGTGGTCTTTCTATTACAACCTTATTTACTCGCATTAAATATGCCCGTTCCAATGTCTTAAATCCAAAATAATCAATTAAATAATCTCTCGCATAATCAATCTCTGATTCTAATAACGTTTTATATTTTAATGCTATATCATAAATATGTTTACTTATAATTGGACAATATTCATTGTGTATATCTTTAAAATAATATAACTTCTCCATTCTAGATACAAATGTGTCTTTACACGTATTCTTATGATGATTTGATATAACTATCCTATCTGCTAATAAACTATAATCAGGATGAATTGAAGACATATATGCACATTGTTGTGCCGATAATTCATCAATATCTTTTGTTGTTATATTATCATACAACTGATTAATAATTTTCATTACAAGATCTGTTAATTGAATATTTTTAATCGTTTTCATTCCTTCCATACAAGATAATTTTTTTAATCTAAACATAATTTTATCAAAACTAATAGGTTCCGTTTTTCCAGAACGTTTCATAACATACATTTCATTTGAAACATCTACCACAGACAAAGAAGACATTATAAAATAATTATTATATGATGTCTTATTTTATATCTATACTTTTAAGTTGTTATTTTTGTTGTAATCTCTTCCCATAATATATTTTTATTTTTAATTTTATTAGTTCTTGTATCAATCATATTAATATTCAATTTCTTACATATATTATGTATATCATCCTTTTTATATGCTGATTTTGATAATAATGGTTTATGTATACTATTACCTCTTATATAAGTTTTTTCAATATCTTTTGGTATTACATATTCTTTATACATCATTAAACTATCTATATCTATTACACTATATTTCTTATTCATATCATTAACATCTTTATCATCAATTACTATATCATTATTATCCAATATAATATCACTATCATACACATAAAAAAAATATTTATCTTTCAATATAATAGATTTATTTTCAATCATACATATCACAATAAACGATTCTATATTAATTCTATCTAATGACACTATCTCATTTACAATATCATTCATTTTAATTTTATATAACTTCATCTTCTTTTTCATATCCTTCATATTATCACCAAGTTTTTTCATCCATTCCATCTTATAATCATATTTTATTTCATTCTGATTTTTGGAAAAATCATACATATCATACCCATTTTTCAATATATAAATCATATCAAATAATCTATCTTTACTCTTTCTTAAATCATACACATCATTATTCTTATTAAATGTATTAGAATTACTTATATTATTATTTAATTTATTATCATTCTTAATAATATTCTTATTATCATTACCCTTTAAAAGTTTATTCATTTGTGTATCATTATAATTATCTATTTTAATGTCTATCTTAATATTATTATTATTTAATACATGATTTATCATATTATCATCAATTGTATAATCATTACATATATCTTCAAATTTATGTATATTGATATTCATATTTTTTATTAATCTCATATTTATCATATTCATAACTATAAAAATGTATGATTGAATATAATTTGATATAAATAGATTTATATCTTTATATTTATATATTTATTTGTTTATTTATTTGTGTAATATTTATATTGTATAAAAAAATTTATATTGTATAAAAAAATTTATATTGTTTTTAATACAAAAATAAATTTATAATAATTTAATATATTCATTTTTTTCTTTTTCAAATTCTTCAATTACTTGATCTTGTATTTCTAAATATTGTATGTAATTATATATTTTATATATTATTGTATTATCCAATTCAGATAAATTAATAAATATACCATTTTTATTTTCAGTATATGATATATTATTTTTTATAAATATTTTTAATATATCAATATGTCTGGTTTTATCCATTTTTTCAATTTTGTTTTTTATATCATTCAATGATGACTTTAAACACTTTTCCTTTTTTAAATCAGTATTATATTCAACAATATTTTTAATATCATTTTTAATCTTATCCATATTTACTATAATTTTATAATATTATTATATTTCTCTTTATATATTTATTCCACCAAATCGGCTATTATTGAAATTTTCGTATCATTCAATTCATATCTAAATCCCAATATTTTTACAGATATTAATTCCCCTTGTTTATATTGGTCTTCATATATATTATCTGTAATTTGATTACTCATATATTCTCTCGCAACAAATACATCAATTTGTGAATTTGGATCTCTTGTTTTTGCTCTTATTCCAGCTTTTGTTTTATTAGTAATAACGACCTTTATTTCCTTCCCTTTTATCGGTTTATATATAACACATTTATATACAATATGAAATACAATAAAATGAATATCACATTCACCTGCCGAATAAGATATTATATCACATGTATTAGGTATAACATACCCCTCCTTTATACATTTATTCTCAATACGTTCTTTTAATATTAGTTTTAATATTTCTTTTATATCACTTCCAACATATTTTACATCTAATTTTATCTTATCATGTAATATTGATCTCGTCTTAAATGAACCTATATTTTCATCATTATATTTTGTACTCATTTTTACTTAAAAATAGTATTATATATTTATATATATTTCAATTTTAAATTATTCATATTTCAATTTTAAATTATTCATATTTCAATTTTAAATTATTCATATTTTAATTTTAAATTATTCATATTTAGAATAATAATAAGTTCATTGAAGGAGATAATATTAAGTATTTGTATATATCAACTGATGGATTTTCTGTATTATTAGGTATAACAATACTTATATATCTTATTATAAATTCATATATTAAACAATATTTATCTTTTGTATAACCTCCTCGTTTAGATTTGTTTTTTCCATTTGAATCATCTAATGTATCAGGTAATTGTATATTTTTTATATTTGTAATTTCTTTTATATTTGAATTATATGATATCCTTTTAATCAAACTTTTTAAAATATCTATTGTAAATGTATTACATGTTTTATATGTATATTTGTTTTTTTTATTTATATTTAAAAACATCAACGATTTTGTATTATTTTTCTTTGATTTTTGTCGGTATGTTCCTATATAATAGTCATTTGCTATATTATCATTATTATATATTTCTTTTATATTATCTATTTTCGATTTAAAATCTGAATGTTCTCGTATTTTATCAATCGTATATATATCATTAGTATTATCATTATCATTATCATTCTTATTTATTAAATAATAACTAAACTCCTCTTTATTGTCATTAAAAAAATATAATTCCTTTTTTTCATCTATCTTTAAATAATTATTTTCGTGTATATATTGTATTATAACATCAAATATAAATTTAAATTCCATCCTATCAACATTTTCAACATTAGTTATAAATAAATCAATATTATTTACATTATCAATTATAAACTTCATATCATTTATATAATTTCGTTTTTTCAATAAAAAATCATATTTATCTATCATATGATAAATAATTATCCTCCTTATATTACTATTTGTTTCTTCATCATTCGAATCTATATTCATAATCTTTTCAAAATGTAAATTAGTTAATAAATTAACATAAATATCATTTACTTTATTTTTATATATATGTAATAAATCATATAATTGTTTTTCATCTTTACCAATAATCTGACTATTATTCTTTAATTTATTATTTATTTTTATAAAACTTTCATTCGTTTTTATTTTTAAAATATCATCTGCTATAAAAGCTGATTTATTATTTGTATTTTCCTTTTTTTTAGTTTGTTCAACTACATTAGGTAATATTATTCTACGTTTCATTTTTTTTAAAGGATCCTTTTTATTTATATACGATGTATATTTGTTCTCACTCAACTCATTCGGTATAAATACATATAATTCAGTTATATCATTACTTATAGGTTCTTTCATAGATAATTTTGTTAAATAACCACTTCTTTTAAATATATCATAAATAATTTCATTATTATTATCTAATAAAAATTGTAATGCAAATTTAATATGATATTCCGTATAATCATGTATTTTATTTATTTCTTCTACTAAATCATCATACTTATATATAAATTTTGACATATATAATCTTTTTATTATATCTATAATATTATCAATTGTATATTCTATATATTGTATATGATATGTACTATCATCTAACGTCTTATCATTTTGTAAAAAGTTGTCATACATTTTTTTATTCGCACATTGGTATGAACATTTTTCCTGATAATCACATATTTCTGTAAATGGTTCATCTCCTACCTTATATTCTATTTTTTGAATTTCATCTATATCTGATTTTGTAGATAATTCAATTGTCTCTATTTTATTTATTACTTCCTTATCCATTAAATTAAAATCATTTGTTAATAAACAATCAATTGAATTTTCTTTCAATAACCTTGTTATTTTACCTATTTCAATTGATTTTTTTTCAGAATGTCTATATAAATACATATCTACCGCTTCATTATTTAATGCATTCGATAATATCGTTCCATATATATATATTTCAGTATTCCTTTTCTCAAATTCTAATTGACTATGACTACAATATCGTATTGCTCTACCTATAATTTGTTGATTACGATTATGATTATACCACGCATCCATTATATGCACTTGTCTTATAAATTTGAAATCTAAACCTTCTGTTCCAGCATCTGATATTATTACAACCTTGATTTTTTCACCATTTTTATTTTCATCCGATGTAATAATCTCCATTATTTTATTTAGTTCTTTTGATTTTACACTACCTGTTATCATCACATATTTTAAATTATTTTTTTTTGAACTATCTATATATCGTGTATTCAATAATGTATTATCTGTATAATTTGTATATCCACATGATTCTAATGTTAACGCTAATGGTATACATCCTGAATGAATATATTGTGAATATACCAATACTACACCTGTTGATTTTTGTATACGATTTACAATAGTATCTATTTTTTTAGAATACCTTCCTATGTTTTCTTTACTGAAAATATGATCTGATTTTTCTCTTGATATATATGAATAAGATTTTATATTTCCAGTTTTATTAATTCTACATATATTTTGCATCCCCTTTTCACCAATAATCTCAGATAATATACTATTATTCAATACATCCCCTCCAAATATTCTATCCAAATAATCATTTACTGATATATTATTATTATTATTATTATTATTATTTTCCTTCTGATAATTCTCATATAAAGTTAATATATAATCATTCGGATATACTATATTCAATAACTGATTCAAATAACCCAAATATTGTTGACTCATACCTATATTATTTAATTCTTCATTTACATCTTCATCTTCATTTACATTTACATCTTCATCTTCATTTACATTTACATTTACATTTACATCTTCATCTTCATTTACATTTACATTTACATTTACATCTTCATCTTCATTTACATTTACATTTACATTTACATCTTCATCTTCATTTACATTTACATTTACATTTACATCTTCATTTACTGATAATTTATTCATTGTATTATTTTCATTTTTATTCGGATTATTATTATTCTTTTTACTTTCATCATTTTTATATTCATTTGGGAATGTTCCATTCGTTACTAAATATTCATCCTCATTATTATTTTCTTTGATCAAAGATAAACTTTTATTTTGAGGTAATTGAGAAATAAATTCTAATGATTTGTTTGTGTTAATACTCTTCTTGTTAGATTTTTTTTTATACTTTTCACTTTCTTTATTTAATAGTTTTAATTCATTTTTATGTGAATCAATATATTTCTTAGATGGCGATAATATTTTTTTGTTTGATTTATGTTTTGACGATTTTTTTCTCATTATAGATTTTTTGAATTTTGATATAATATTCGTTCCACCCTCCATATCTCCTTCATCATATTCTCCTTCATCATATTCTCCTTCATCATATTTTCCTTCATCATATTCTCCTTCATCATATTCTCCTTCATCATATTCTCCTTCATCATAATAATCATTTCTTGTAAAACCTTGTTTTTGTGATGCATACAATCCAAACATATAACAAAATTCCTGAAATCCATCTACTTTTACATAAAATATATCTGTATACTTTATTGGCTGTTTTATAGATACACCATTTATTTGTTTATTTGGATATTTTATATTACTATTACTCTTATTAATATTTTCCAGTAAACTATTATCTTTATCAAATACAGATGGAAATAAACGAAAAGGAAATGTCATCACATTCTCTCCACGTATAAATGATATATATCCCCTTATCGCATTTATTAATCTATTCTTACCATCTGTCGTCAATATATCATTCTTATCAAATATATCTTCATGTTTTATTTCAGGTTTATTATCATTCAATAACAAATAATTTATCAATTGCACTATCTCTATATGATTATTATACATAGGTGTTGCTGATAATAATACTAATTTCATACTTTTAGTTGACCTTAATACCATTTTTAACATATTTAACGACTTTTTATGATCATTCAGTTTTACATTACTTGAACGCACATTATGTATTTCATCTATAATCATCAATCTCATATCATACTTATTCTTAATTTCACTTGTTATCTTTTCCTCCCTACTTTTCTCATCTAATTTTATAGATGTCCATTTATTTTTTATATTCTGTATATCATTTGCTAACTTCATAATACCCATAAATTCATAATACTCATTTATTAATTTATTTATTAACAATATTATCTTTTCTTTTTTTGTATTCATCGCATTCATTATACCATATGGATCTATCTCTCTCAGTAATGTATTACCTATACACGATGATTCTATATACCATTTATTATCCTTCACTTTTAATTTTGTCGGATTAAATAATTGATTCTTGAAATTCTCTATCAATTTCGGTGAAGCTATTATAAGTATCTTCTTATACAACGATGATCTTTTCATATATTCTCTCATATTCTCACATATTGAAATCGCCGAACATGTCTTACCTGTCCCTAATCCATGATATAATAATAAACTTTTATATGGTGTATCCGTCGAAATAAACTTCTTCACAAATGTCTGATGTGGAGCCAATTGAAAACTATTATATTTACACTCACTTTCTGAAACTTCTTTAATATTATCATAATTATATGTTTTATAATTATTATCTATAAATTCCTTTTTTCTAGATATATATATATTTACTTTATCATTATTTATATCTGGATATATACCATTGAAAAATTCTTTATCAAATTTATCCATTATTACTTTATATTAGTATAATATTATCTCCTTTTTAATTAAATCATTTATATTACCCAGTAATTGAATTTTCTCATAATTTGTATATCTTATCCTATCTAAACATTCCTCATATGTATACCACCCAATATCCTTTACCTCACATTCTTGTTTATTAAATTTATCCTCATTACTAATATTATCATTATACATTCCTATAAAATATCTTGATCTATATGATTTATAGTTTGATCCTGTAAATACCTCATCAAATGGTATCACATTTTTTATTATATTTAATCTATCTATATTCAATCCTGTCTCTTCCTCAAACTCACGTAATGCTGTAGTTATATCTGTTTCCTTATAATTTCTACGCCCTTTCGGAAATCCCCATTCTGTATCCACCCAATTCGTTTTACTATCATTCACCAATTCTTTTAATGTATATTTTTTATTATCTATTATTATACCTCCTTTTATATTATTATATTTACGTCGTGAATGTTCTAATTCATTTTTATATCTTATATTTATATTCCGGAAATTCCACATATAATTCCATAATGTATCAAATTCACTATTTAATATCATATTTTTTTCATTATTCGTCATCACATCTATAATGTTTTTTATATATTCTATATTTCTTATATTATATTTACCTCTTATAAAATCAACAAATCCTAATGAATCCTTCCTATTTATCATTAAATATTTAATTTCATTCTCTTCTGAATATTTATACGCTATTACACCTAAACTTGTTATAGGCTCCTTACATTTATTAAACGAATGTCCTGTTATTCCACAATTATTGCAGAAATATTGTTTTAAATTTATATCTTCATAATTAGATAGATTATTTTTTATTGTATTATAATTTTTTACTTTAATATATGTTCTTTCATTATTATATATATTATTTAAATGTGAATAATTATTATTTTGATTCATATTCATCTTCATACTCATACTATTACTACTATATTATGAATAATAATATTTATATGAATTTAATATGAATTTAATATGAATTTAATATGAATAATATAATATGAATAATATAATATGAATAATATAAAATGAATAATATAAACACGAATAATATAAAATGAATAATATAAACACGAATAATATAAACGATATAAATAATTTTATACCTTCTTCTATTATATGGGGACCACATTATTGGTATGTCTTACATACTATTACTAGAACATATCCCATAAATCCTACCAATATAGATAAAAAGAAATATTATGAATTTATACACAATATTCCTTTGTTTATACCTGATTCTGAAATGCGAAAACAATTTATCACGATTTTAGATCAATATCCTGTTTCACCATATCTTGATACACGTATTACATTTATGAAATGGATGAATTTTATACATAATAGAATTAATGAATTTTTACATAAAGATACTATTTCATTCAAAAATAGTATTACATTATATCACGACTATCATATATATCATCCATCCAATAAGAATAATATCGAAAAATATAAATTTAAATCTATATATTCATTTGTTTCTTACATACAATTCAAGTATAATTATATGAAAAAGTTCATTCACTTGAAACGTGGAGAGATTATACTTTTAATTATTACCACCATTATTTTTTTCATCTATCTATTACATAAAGATAAATCTTCAAAAAAATGAATTATAGTTATATTATTTTGATAGCAACTGGTTTACTCATGTACAATATTTATACAGATAATCAATTTTTTAAAAAAATGAAACAACGCATTAAATATATAAAAATGATCGGTATAGGATTTATAGGACTTTCCTTCTATTTATTCATTAAAAAACATCCAAACGATTCAAAATCATGGGCTTTACATGCATCCAATTTAGTTAAATATGCTCCAATCGATAAAAATAGTAAAGACTTCATCTCTCCTATTATTGATCTATCCAAACAATCACATCTACAATCTTCTAATTTATCTTCCAATAAAATATCAAATAATAATAGTCACTCATTATTTTTTAATCATTCCCAACATAAGCGTTCTGTTAGTGAATCAAGAAAAAAATATGTAGCATCAATGCAAAATTGGAAATGTAAAGATTGTCAAAATACACTTGATGCCACATATGAAGTTAATCACATTATAGAACTTCAAGACGGCGGTTCCAATGAAATTTCAAATTTAGAGGCTCTATGTAGAAATTGTCATGGAAAAAAAACCATGTTACGTAAATTATAGTATATCTATTTATTAATTACACCGACCGAAAAGAAAAATGAGACAAAAACAAATTATTAGTTATAAATTCTAAATGCATGTTTCAAATAATTTTCTAAATGTTTTGGTTGAATATTTCTATCAATTATATTACTAATAGTTTTATGAATTTCTTGATACGTTTGAGGACTTTGTTTTTTAATGTAGTGTTTTAACTGATTAAAAAACTCTTCAATCGCATTTGTTTCTGGATGATATGTAACAGAATATAATAATTCATTTTTACTTTGTTCAATAACTTCTCTAATTATTTTTGCTTTGTGTATACGAGCATTATCCATAATAATCAAATGATTTTTATATTTATCCTTTATGTATTGATTATAAAAATCTATAATATGTTCTTTGGTTAAACCACCTTTTACATATTCATATAAAGTCCAACCAATAACTTTATTGTAAGAAATAGCACATAATAAGTTAAAACGCTTATATGGATATTTTGTTGTTCTTTTTATTACTCTTGTCCCACTTTTGCTACGACCATAACTATGTGTCATGTTTAAGTATATACTGGTTTCATCTAAACAAATAGTTTTCCTATAATCATATTTATTTAATGTTTTATAAAAGTCTTCTAAATCTTGCTTTTCTTGCCCTTCACGTTTTTCTGGATAATATTTATTTCTCAAACGTTTTCGTGTAATTTTGTATTTAGATAAAATATTATATATTGATTTATCTGTAAGTTTAACATTATAAGTATGTTTTACTAATTTTGATAATTCCCATAAAGTCATAGTTGGATATTTTCTTATTTGTTGTTTTACAAACTTTTCTATCTCAGGTGTGATTTTTATATTACTATTCTTTATTGTTTTTCGTTTCACATTTCCCTTTTCTTGATACTGATTAACCCATCTACTTAATGATTTATAACTACATTTGAATATTTTACATACATCTCTCATATCTTCGTTTTTAGATAAATAATATTTAACCGCAGTTAGTTTATAATCTTCACTATGATGTGGATGCATCTTATAATAGTTTTACATAAATTATTTAAAATTAAATATTATATGTAATATAGTTAAATTATGGATACTGATATGAGTTTTAATATGGTTAAAACATTACAAGAAGAAAATAAGCAATTAAAAACAGAAGTTAAAGAATTAAGAGAGAAATTGCAAAAATATACAAATAGTCAAGGTCATAAAAAGTATTATGAGAAAAATAAAGAAGTTGTTAAAAAGAAAGCAAAGAATTATTTAGAGAAGTTGAAAACAGAAAATCCAGATAAGTTAAAGGAATATAGACGACGAGCATATTTAAAACGAAAAGAACGATTGAAACAACAAGAGAAAGAAACAGAGTAATGATTTATATATAATTTATAAAATTGGTTTAAA